ACGGCGCTTCCTCCCCTGTCTGAAGACAGAGGTTTCCGCGCCGAATTTCTATGAAAATGCCCCACTTACCAGCAACGGTAGGTGGGGCGCTTTTTTTGTGCTCGCGGAAAATGTCACTTCTTTGGCATGATCGTGTCAGCCCATGCCTGCATAACGGTCCGCCTTTGCTCGAGCAAATCAGAACGTTGATACGCTTGTTCGACCTCGTTGCCGGTTGCATGCATGAGGCTTTTTTCTGCAAGCACCTGGTCGATGCCGTTTTCTGCCGCCCAATCTCGGAAAGTCGAGCGGAACCCGTGCATCGTGCCGTGGCCGACCTTCTTCTGTAGCACCACGCGTGGCGTCTCCAGTGAGATGTGTGAACCCGCCGACCGGGCAAAGACATACTCGCCTTTCCGCTCGATTTGGATGAGGATGTACACAGCCTGGTCGGAAAGCGGCACACGGTGCGGGTATGGCTTTTGATCCTTTCGGCGCTCGGGCGGCACGGACCAAACTCGGGCATCGAAGTCGATCTCGTCCCATCGCGCCTTGACGAACTCTCCGACGCGTGAGGCGGTCAGGATGCCGAAGACAATCGCGCTCGCACTGATCGACTTGGGCGGGTTCCATTCCTCGAGGAGCGCCCGAGTCTCATCAAGGGAGAGCGCCTCATGGTGCTCGACCTTCTGGACACGAGAAGGTGGCGGCAGAAAGAGGTCGAGGTTTCCCCTCCACGTCGCCGGGTTCGCTGCGACTCGCTTGCCTGTTGCGATCGCGTAGGAGAAGACGGCCTCGAGCCTGCCGCGCAGACGACTCGCGGTCTCGGACTTGGAGTCCCAGATCGGTCTGAGGACGGCAAGGACGTCGTCGCGCGTGATGTCTTCGACAGGCTTCGGTCCAAGCACTGGAAGGGCGTATGTCTCGAGCGTTGATTGCCACTGCGCTCGATGCTTTGCGTTCCTCCAGCGCTTCGCGTTCTCAATGGTCGGCAGCGCCTCTCGGAACAGGTCAGCGAAAGTGTACGCGGCCTTGTCAACCGATCCGGCGTCTCGCATTGATCGGAGCTTTTCTTTCTTGGCGGCCTGCGGGTCGACGCCAGTCTCTAGGAGATGATGGTACTCAGCGGCCTTTGCGCGGGCCTGAGTGATCGTGATGCCTGACACCGGACCGATGGAAAGCTCCTTGCGCTTTCCGAGGATTGTGTAGACAAAGTAGAACGTGGGGCGCTTGCCCTCCCGTTGACGGACGTACAGACACCTATCGACTCTGTGCATGCCCTCTGGCAGGCTATTGATGTTTTTTGCTGTGACTTTCATGGGTGAGAACCTTGGCCATAAAGTTGGCCATAAAGACAGGCGACGAATTTTCGGCGAGTTCGCGTCGCACGTTTGTCGCCAACCCTGTCATAGTACCTCGCTCCCCGTTGATTGGCACCGTTTTCGCGCCAATTCTGTCGAAGTCGTGTCGAGGGTGTGGCGAGGTGGTTCTACGGACACCGCTTCCGCCAGAACTTGTTGTGGCACAGGAGAAATTCAAAAGCCGCTCCCGTGACCATAAAGAAAGCCATAAAAACAGGCAAAAAAAGAGCCCCGAACAGTGATGACTGCTCGGGGCTTTTGGTTCTCAATCCCACTCGGGAATTTTACAGCATCGCGCTTCTCAGCTTCAAGAGCTTCTGGCATCTCTTCGCGTATGGCTCACAGTCCTCGAGCCATTGGTCGACGAGATCTTTGCGCCAGTACATGAAGCCGTCGGCGCGCCGCCAACCGGGCGGCAGTTTCTGCTGCACTACCCACCTTTCGACGGTTCGGGTCGACTTCTTGAGGTACTGCGCTAGTTCGACTTTGGTCATCCAGATCATCTCTCTCCTCCTCTCTGTTTCAAGTAGTCATTTCGTTCCTCGGGTTCGGGCAGTACGCCCGACTTCATAGCTTTCTCAAGCGAGTCGTCCTCGAGCTCCCAGCCGCGAACCGTCTCGTAGTGACGCCCGAGAATGAATCGCTCGTGCGCTTCACGCAAGCCAGGCGTCTCGTCCAACGTCTCATGCGTGTTGTGCTTGAGCACGTTGATGAGCGCTTGACGTTCATGCTCGTAGGCGTACTCCATGAGCTCCTGCGCGACGATGAGGCCGTGCTTGACCGGCTCAAGGTTGGCTGGCGGAATCTCCTTGCCGTGGTTGCGCAGTCGAGCGCAGACGACGGTCATGAACGCAGCGTGCTGGATGTCGTCCATGAGATCCTGTTCCTGAACGCCAAGACACTTGTGACAAAGCGCTCCGAGCATGAGCGTCGAAGAAATCTGGTTGAAGTCCGCGTAGTCGTTCGTGGTCGGCCATCGCTCAAGCGCGAAGAAACTGAGCGTGAAGGCTTCAAGCAAGGAGTCCTTTTCCTGAAAGCCGAGCAACCAGCCGAGCTGTTCACAACGCCGACGTTGGCGGGTTTTCTGGTGCTCGAGACTTGCGATTGTCCTGCGCGCGTCGTCCGCGTCCTTGAACTTTCCTTGCACAAACTTCTTTCGGACGGCGAGGTCTCGTGCTCGCTGTCCTTTTTTGCGGGGCTTCTGGCTTTTAGGCAATGGTTTCTCCAAATAAAAAAAGCCCCCGACGTGTGCCGAGGGCTATATATGGGTTTGAGTATCGGTTACCCGACTACATTATTTTGTGCCACCTGAATAGCGTCTAGAATCACTTGGCTTGCGTTCTTAACATCAATTGTTACTTCTGGATGAGCATTTTTGAACACCCTGAAGATTTGATCTGCAAATGCCTGCCCGATAAAAGTGACGTTTTCAAAGTCGAAAGTCACAAACTTGAAGCGGTCAATTCTTGCAAGAAGACGTTTGGCCTGAGATCTAGAGAGCAAACCTTCGTTTTCGTACTGGACAAGTTTTACTGGAACCTCTGTGGCGTAGAAGCCAGCGTCGACAGAAGAGAATTGATTGAAGAATTTAGTCAATGTCTTAGGTGAGTTGTTTGCCATCGACATCATCACAAGCGTTCCTGGCGCATTGTCAGGATTGTGCATTCTCGTCAATAGATCGTGCGCGGCTTCATTTGTGTGAGTAAATACAAGATCATTTGATACGATTGCAAAAACATCGCATGCTCTGCTTGTGAAGAAAATGCCTTCACCAGAGTGGTTCGCTGGGTCTGTCGTGAACTTACCTTTCGAAAGCTCAAGCAATGATTGACGTTCATCCGGGAGATTTAGAGCATCTTTTACTTTTTTGAAAATTCCCACTCCGTTGTCAACAATAAAAATCGTCGTTGTCAGAGCGGTCTGAATCAAAATAATTTTTGCTTGCGTTGCTCCAGAGTGATCCATAACATTGTTGAACATCTCTGAGAACCCGTAGTCGAGGATGTTTAGCGCATTACTGCACATGCTCGACAAAAGAGGACGGATTTGTTTGCGGAAAATTTCAGACTCATCGAGACAACCGGGGCCATCGATCTTAAAGTCAAACTCTACCGGTTCGTTCTGCTTGAGAAAACACTTCTTAGAGCGTCCGCCATCGTCTACAAAGACAATTGAATCCTGTAGCTCTTTGATGTGTTTTGATATGGCGGACTTTGTAACTCCGAATTGTGTTGCTCCAGCTGCGCACAGCTCCGCAACCGTCATTGGAGACGTTGAATCAGCGAGCTTTCGCAGAAGGAAGTTGCGGATAGTTGCACCGCGCTCCCGAACTTTTTTGCTCATAACTAATATCCCTGTTTTTTTTGTGCAACCTTAGATTGCGGTAGGAGGAATCTTACAGCTAAGTCGGAGCTAAGTGTAAAAAAGGAGCTGTTTTTTTTATCCTTGAGAGCGGCTTGTTCAAACGTTTCTACGAGAAGGCGCTTGAGTCGGCTGTCTTGAAGTCAAAAAAGCACCCGGTTATGAGCCGGGGGCTGAGATTAGTGAATGCCCCGAAAAAGGCGATTTCGCGTCTCTTCGTCCTTTGGGAAGTCGGGCGGCACTGTGATCATGAAGTCTTTCCTGCCACGATGGCTCGTGACCGTGAGCCTGATCCTGTACCAACTGTGTGTGTCCCGCCATTTGATGGCCCTTTGTGCCCATAGCAGACAGGCCTGCATGACCACGATGCCCCATACGCCAAGGGCAATGCCCTCGGCGAAGGTTTCCGCTTTCCACAAAAGGACAAAGTAGAAGATGACGTAGCCCACGCATGCCTTCCCTAACTCGGTCTTTGGCCAGTTGATCGTGTGCCACAAAGCGGAGAGGTAGAGTCGAACGCTCTCGAGTGTTGACATGGCTTTCACCGCGCCGCCTCCCAGTCGCGCAGCGCGTTAGTGAGCATGTACGCGGAGAGCCTCACGCGGTCAAGGGCGGCAGGGTTTGCGCTCTGCCTCGCGGCGGAGAGCACTGTCGTGTACTTCCTCACCGCGTCTGCGATGCTGGCTGTGTCCTTGTTGTCGATGAGTCGCTTTGCGAGGCCGAGGAGGTTGGCGACCGATTGATCGCGGAAAGACCATCTGAGCTCGCGGCGCAGGTCTTGCACGACAATTTCGGTTTCTGTCATTCCTTGTCCTCCTTTCTGACCCACCACGACGGAATGTCAAGATAAGCCCACGCAATATCGTCGAAGTCCTCGACTTTGTACTCGACGCGCTTGCGAACGGTATTGCCTCGAACGCTCTTGGCTTCGTAGAAGCGGTCGTCGTATAGCCCGAAGTATGCGTGCGGGATGAAGACGGGCTTGCCGGTCTTCAGAGCCATGATGAGCAGTTCTTGGCCGGGGCGCGGGTGCGTCGCTTCATCATTTTCATCGTACCGTTGCCAGTCGATATTTCCGGTCATTCCTCGTCCTCATTGATCTTCGATAGCAGGAACGTCTTGAGCACGAGTGCAGCATCGTCTTTCGAAACCTTGCTCACGTCATCCGTCACTTTTTTGAAAAGAGGAGTGCCAGAGCCGTCAACGATGACGCACGTCCGAATTCTCTTATTCTTTTTGAAGCTATCATTCGTTGTGAAGTGGACTCCATAACGCTTGCCGTTGACGTAGAACTCATAACCCCAGATGTTCTGAGTGCCATCGATCTCGCAGTTGAGTCGCTGCATTTGCGATCTCCCCCATTCGCTCTGAGCCTTCTGGAAAGTCTTGGCGTCTTTCGCCGCATTGAGAATCGCCTGGCCGATTTGCTCGGCCTCGAACGACCACAAATCGGCGGAACACAACGATTCATCACAGACGTAGATCCGTACGGAGGTGCCTTCTCGCGTCACCGTAGCGATGTGCGCGCTGTCATCGTCATGGGTGTTGTCGAAGTAGTCCTTCTCCCACGGCATGCCGACGATCTCAGCAATCGCGGCTTGAGCGGCGGCATCAATTTTTACTGTCTGACTCATTCCTCATCCTCCCACGGAGCATATCGAGCAGTCACATCCTCGCGTCCGAAGGCGTCCAATCGGCCGTTCCAAAAAATAGGAAGCGGATGCATCAACCCGAATGGGTAAAAGTATCGACCGTCAAAAACTGCATATCCCTTGAAAAGGGGCTTGCCGAAATAGGGTTCTGGTGTGTCGGTGTTTTGATCCTTTTCTTTGACTTCGAGCCTGAGCGGCAACCCGTGCGGCGGCGTCGTGTCCGGATACGTTTTCCATTGCGTCATTCCTTGTCCTCCTTAACCGGTTCAAGCATGGCAGGCGTTATCTCTAACGCATGAAGCGGTACGCTACCGAACCATAGAATTATCTGTTTTTTGTACTCGAGTTCGGAACCGAGGCGACCATTGTTGAGCTCAACTTGACGGGAGAAGTCCCCGTCGCTGATCTCGTCGAGCTTCTCCTGAAGCTCGCGATCTTTCAGTATGTATTTCATGCTTTTGCTCCTTGTTCTGCCATTCCGAAAGCGATGTCCTCGATCATTGAGCGCTTGACCGGGGGAGTTATCACGGCCTTGGTCTCGGTCTTCTTCTCGGCTTTCTTCTCTGAGTTGTATGCACGGTACTCGTCACAGGCCACGGCGGGATCTGCGTACTTCTCGTCAGTCAGGCTCACGAGCGTGTTCTGATCGTCCGTGACGGACAAAATCCCCGCGTCGACGAGCTTTGACACTGTGATCTTGAACGACGCAGCAATTTGCGTCCTTATCCCGAGCGCGTCGAGCAGCGCCGACATACGCAGCGGGCCTTTTTCGCCGAGGACTTCGAGGGCTTTGTCTGCCCTCACTCCGATGTATGGCTTACAGCTCATCTAATGCTCACGCTCTCGCGTGCCTCCAAGTGGCAGCCGGGGACTTCGACGCCGTCGAGCAGTGCCTGCTTGATGGCGATCTTGTTGGGGCTGACGGTCGTCTTGACGGTCGTGTAGGCCTCGGGCAGGTCGGCACCTTCGGCGATCTCTACGGCCTTCGTCGTGCGGATGCTCACAGTCACGCGGCCAGTCTTGACCTTGCCGGTCGCGTGTAGCGCATCGAGGAGCATGGCCTTGAGGTAGTCGGAGCGCTTCTGCATCGACTTGACGCGATCGAGCATGCGGTCGGCCTCTTCCTTGGCGGCCTTGGCCTCGGCATCGAGCTCGCGGAGGTAGAGGGCGGTTGCCTCGATCTTCTCGGCGGCCTGCGCTTCGACGGCGTGGAGCGCGTCGGAAGAGAGGATTTCTCCAGTTTCTTCATCGAGCTCGATGTGATCGAGGGCTTGACGGATGGCGTCACTGATTTGGTAGAGCTTCATTTTGCGTACCTATGAAAAAGCCCCGCCGGTTAGGGCAGGGCCGATGTGAAAATTGGGTGTGGCTGTTACTTAGCAGTCAGGGCGCGGTAGCAGGACAGTTGCCTCACGCTATAGCCGTGGCGATCGAGCATGTCCTCGATGGAACCGAGATTCATGCTTGTCACGGCTTCGTAGAAGCGAGGCGCGAAAGGCGACTGGAGGAGACGCATCAGCTTGAGGACGGTCTCGAGGTCTTCTCGGAAGAGATATCGCCAGTAGTAAACGAAAGTCCGCAGGTTCTCGGCCTCATGCGCGGAGAGAACGATCGAGCCCGCGGGGATGGGGTGCAGGCCACAGTGTGGGCAGCCGCCGTCGTCGGGGCGCGTGGTGTGTGGCACCTCTGGGACATCGAGCTCAACCTCTCTGATGAAGTCGAGGCAGTCTTCGAGCTGAGTGCGAGGCAGTTGGTCGTAGCGTGCGATCTGGTAGCGTGCCTTGATGGCGCGGTAGATCGTCCGATAGTTCGATGAGGTCTTGTGTGCACGGATGGCCACTTCGCGCTGGATGGCTCGCTGCTCTGCGGGCGTGATCGTGGTCGGTGCCTCGAGCTCGTTCTTCATGCGTTCGAACTCATCGTAGAACGCGCACTTGAATTCGAGGGCCTTCGCGCCGGTGAACCCCATGGCGAGGATGCAGAAGCCTTTCTGATCCATCCAGTAGCCAGTGACGGTGCGCTTCGCACCAGAGCCAATCTCGACCTCTTCAGACCATTCGCCAAAATTGGCGGATGCTTCTAGAGAAGGTTTTTGCTCGATGAGGGAGCGGATGTCGCGAACGACGTGATGATGCTGTTTGCCGAAGTATTCCGCGACGATACGGCTGGACGTGACTGGGCGACCTTCGATGACTTTGAAGGCGTTAGAGATAACGATTGACATTGCTGTCTCCTAACAGGTTGTAACCCCTGCATACCATCCGCCAAGATGGTGGGCAGGACTTGCGGGTTGGCGGACCGGCTGTTAGGTACCCGGCGCATCTCTCGATGCCCCGCAAGTCCGTCCCATAAATGGAGACTTGCGAAAGGGGGGCCAGAAGTTGGACTCCCTTGCGGATAGCCAATAAAAATGCCGCTCTATCAAACGACAGGCGGCTATCCGCCCAACAGTTCGGGCCGCCAAGCCCGTGTCGCACCGTTGCGGTGTCGACACGGGAAGCATACCCGAAACAGAGGCGAGTGTCAAAGCTAGTCCTTCCTTGTCCTTAATACATGCATTTCTTTCACGACCGCCCATCCTTTGTACTGCCGTTTTTTGATGTCGTTCAGTTCGAACTTTGTGCCGTCTGGAAGGTGCGGCTTGCAGTAGAAGATCTTGTCTCCCCTGGTGTGGTCGAAGACCTTCACCCACTTTCCGTAGCATTCGTGATACGTAATTGAGTGATACCGGCTTGTGCCGCCTTCAAAGTAGCACCATCCTTTCCCTTCCGGATCGCCCTCGGTGCAGCAGTAGGCGCGAGGCAGAATCGCGTAGATACATCTGTTGTCGATATGTGTCATGAGACAGACGCAGACGGGGTCGTGCATATCTCCGACCTTTTCGCCTTTCCATTCAATCCAATTCATTGCTGATCCTTGAAAAAAAGCCCCCGGCGGTGCCGAGGGCTTGCGTTATTCGAAAAAATCGAATGACTGATCAATTTGACAGCGTTGTCAAAAAGGTCAGAAGGGTACGTCAGAGTCGCATGCCGGCTCAGGAGCGCGTCGCTGTGCGGCGGGCTTCTCGGCCTCGCCTTCATCGTTGCGGCTAGAGAGCATCTGCATCTGGTCGGCGATGATCTCGTATGCCGTCTTCTCCGTGCCGTCCTTGCTCTGGTACTTGCGCGAGCGGATGCGGCCTTCGATGTAGACCGCCGATCCCTTTTTCAGGTGCTGGGCGGCGATCTCGGCGAGCTTGCCGAACATCGAGATGTTGTGCCACTCGGTTTCGCTCACGACCTCGCCAGAGCCGGAGCGGTAGCGGCGCGTCGTGGCGATGGAAAAGTTCGTCGCCATTCCGCTCTGCAGTACGCGGGATTCGGGGTCGCGCCCCAGGTTCCCGATGAGCATGACCTTGTTCAGTGAAGCCATTGTTTCTTTCCTTTATTCGGTGGGTTGATGATTGGCGGCGGCGACCTTCTTCAGGCGATCATGATTGCCGGACCTAGTAAGCTCGCCGCGCTCTTCGTTGTTGAGCTTCGTCATGAAGTATTCCTGATACGCCTCGAGTCCCTTGGCGGCGGCGGCCTCCGCTTCCTTCAAGACGTCGGCCATATGCGCATCCTTGAAGCATTCGTTATGCCAACCGCCGGCAGCGAATTCACGGCGGAAATCTTCGGACTGCTTCTCGTAGTACGCCTTGTAGGCGTCGACGCCATTGGCGGCTACGGCCTTGGCCTTGTTCAGCATCTCCTCGGTGATGTAGAACTTCGGCTTCTGCGTCTGGTGTTCGACCGATGCATTGCCGTCGTCGTCATCGTCGGCGGTGATGCCGAGGAATGCCGACACGCTGTAGCGGCGGGCGTAGGTGACCGCAGAGCCGAGAGCCTGAATCCCCTTCGGGCCTTGCCCGCCCGCGCCGTCAACCGTGAGTACCCCAGAGGAGAGCGACTCGCCGGACTCGTGGAGAAGGATGGTCTCGATCGAAATCTTCGTGCCTTCGGTCGTGACCTTCTGAGTCAGGAAAATGCCGTGAGCGTTGAGGGCGGGGCGCACCGCGTCGAAGATCGCCTGCAGGTCCGCATACTTGGACTTGAACGCGGGGTTCGTCTGGTTCTTGACGACGGTCTTGAACTCGGACTGTGCAGCGGCCAGTGCCGCATAGATGGTTTTGGTTTCTTCCATGTCTGTTCCTTAGAAGGGGATTTCCGATTCGTCGAGTTCCTCGAACCACTCAGGCCAGTGCGGCTTGACCCGCTCGCCGAACCACTGCGCCCGCTCGACCTCATCGCGGCTGCCGTACTCGGGGTACGGATCGGCGGGATCGTCTTCAGGCTCGGGCATCGGAAGCTCGAGCGGCTCAAGTGTTGCGATCGTCATAGCTACTCCTCTGGGCATTTGAAGCCTGGTTCGGGGTGGAGAAGGCAGTCGACGCGGTACGCGATCATGCGTTCTGCTTCGTCGAGTGACTGATCGAGCTCTTCGCGAAGGCGCTTGGTCGCGAAGCAGACGTCGTCAAAGCTGTCTGCCCGGTTAAGGTCGGCCAAACGGTCGAGGAGAGCGCCGCTAGCGCCGGGGTTGGAGAGGTAAGCCTCGAGCACGCCTCTGGTGTCGAAGATCGCGCAGCGGTGCACCATTGCGTCGCGGTCCTGTCCGTGCGCGGCGCGGGCTACGACGTCATGCGCATAATCAGTTAGTGTTTTCATTCCAAGCTCCGGTGATGAGCGCTCCGGCGACGATTGCCAGTGCGCCGAAGAAGGCGATGAGCGTCCAAACGCGTCGGGGGCGCTCGCATGAAAAAGGCTCAGGGGCTTTCGCCGGATGAGCCTTGGTGTGTGCCTCCGCGCGAGGCTGTACCGGCTGCTTGTATCGCCGGCGTTTGTGGTTTGCTTTCATGTCGAAGTCCTGTGGAATGTGGTCGATGATGCGGACCGGATCGGAGAAGCTCACTCGCTGTCCTCCTCTTCGTCCTCGTCTTCGTCTTCGTCTTCGTCCTCTTCGTCTTCGGGGTCGGGGCCGAACCACTTCTCGTAGTCGTCGGGGCCGCATCCGTCGGGGTAGTTCCAAGCCATATCGTTCTCCTTAATCGAAAATCCAGTGGCAGAGGGTGGCAGCCGCCATCGCCGGCAGGATCACCAGGCCGAAGAACCCGATCAGTCCTTCGAGGCCCTCGATGAAGTACCCGAGTACGCCAGAGCGGACTGGCTCCGTGCCGTCCGTGCCGAAGTAGGTGCGGCGGGCGAGCTCTTCGAGATAAGAAATGACGCGCTTCATGACGCCTCCGAAAAATGAAAAAAAGCATTCAGATGCCGCCCTAGGAGATGCCACGCCGAAGTGGCCGGCGGCACGTGAATGCCTTCTGATGAAAGTGGGGTGAGGGAGCCGGGGTGAACGCAAAAGCCTCTCGTCTGCAGATGCCCCGACTTTGGAATCTGGGACTAGTCGCCCAGACCGGCACATATCTGCGTCATGCCGTTGCCCTCAAAATCGTTAAGGTAGTTCGTCCATGACGCACTGTACGTTGCAGGCGACCTGCTCGTACTTCTCCGCTGCGGGGCAGTGGATGACGGTCGGCTCGGTCTTCATGTAGAAGGCAAGCGCGGCGGCGTTCGCGATGCTCAGGAGCGCGTACTCATGGACATCGGCTTCGCTGCAGGTCTCGCGACCGATCGAACGGAGGTAGTGCGCCAGTCGGGCGTCGAAGTCACTGTTGGTCATCGTCGTCCTCCTCGTCGTCATCGTGGAGCAGGCACATCAGAAGGGCGTCGACGCTGTCGAGCGCTTCGAAGTACGTGTCGTCGTCTCCCCGAAGGAAGGCTGCGGTGGCCTCATCAATGAAGCCCTTGATGTACCCGAGGTAGTCGAGCTTGTCCTTGTCCGTCATTGTGTTCTCCTGGTACACCGTCCCGCGTGTCGCTCTTTGCGGGTGCCCGCGAGACGGCGATAAAAAAAAGCCCCCGGCGTGTGCCGAGGGCTAAGAAAAGCAAAGCCCCGGGCAGATGCCAACGGGGCTGTCGCTAAATTTTCTCGTTGATTCCTAACTGCTTAAGAATTTTGTTAGCTAGGTATCGAGAGTTGATGCCATGATCCACTGTGGTTTGCTTGTCTCCACATCGCCAAATTTCGTGATCGCCTTTCCCTTTGCGGACAAGGTAAGCATTGTGTTTGTCAAAGATCAGTAGCAGTTGCTTGTAGAAACCATTCATTTTTTTATGGAAGAGCGGCCACTAGAGTCATATTGGGGCGAATAGACTGGTTGATCGTAGCGGTCTTGAAGGCTTCTTCCATGGCCAGCTCGCAGCACTCTTCAACCTTCTTTTGAAGTTCTTCAAAAGTCTCCCCTTCGGTCACGATGCCGAGATAAGGTTGAAAGTCGTTGCATTCAGCGACAAGCATCTTGCTTTCCTCGTCATAGACGACGAACACCCTGATTTTGAGTGGAAGGCCCAAGCGTGCGGCAATCTTCCACCCCGGGAAGCCAACACGGTACGCAAACATTAAAGTCTCCTTCAAGTGATGTTTGGCTTGGGTGGGTTAGGCCCAAGAGGTAGCTTCATCTTACCTGCTAAAGGCGCAAGTGTAAACCGCGCAGCCGTCCTTTCTTGTGAAAGCTGGTTCAAGCGTCCTCACCAGTCGAGGACTCGGTATTCGTTGAAAAAAGAGGCAAGGGCGCTTGAATCGGCTCCCTCCTTTTGGGCGTAAGCTAAAGACGTCGGGATCTAGCAGTTTCGACGTCGTTTAACCAACTCCCAAAGGAGGAAAGATGCAGCCAATAACAAAGCTAATATTTACTGGAGTGGATGGCTCGAAGTACAAGTTTGATGTGTACCCCAGAGGAATTCGTGTTAACAAAGGTCCTGCCGTTTATTCCTTTTTGTCGAAAGTAAATGGCAATTACCGCGTCCTCTACATTGGCCAGACTATTGATTTGTCTGAGCGCCTTGCCAACCATCACAAGTGGGATGAGGCTATTCGACATGGCTTTGAATATTTGGCCATTTGTCGTTCCGTCACTTCTCGTGATCTTGACCGCGTTGAGGCAACTCTGATTCAGCGGTACCGTCCTCGTTGCAACGAAGTGGTTCCCCGCTAACGGGACAAATAACCGCGTCGAACGCCGTCCACGCTGCGGCGATTGCGTAAATCAAACGCACGTCGTCGTGCGTGGTTGGCGTTACCACCAGGCGCTTGTCGATTATTTCTACATCCATTGTTATCTCCTTTAGAAAGCCCACCTAAGCCCTCTCGGTGGAATGGGCTTAGATCGGCTTTCGATCAGGTCGCGGCTGCGCTCGTTCAGCGCTCAGGCCGCTCGGTGCATCGCACTCTGCTTCGTTTCGGCTGATCCTGATCTAGCTCGTGGGGCGAGCTTGCGTCGCTTTCAGGTGGTCCCCATCCCAACCGCACTGGAAGATACCTTCCAGCCGTCCGCTCACTTTTCATGCGCGACCTTTGCGACTACCGGTCCGAGCTGTACTGCGCGTCGCTAGACCCTTCTAGCCAACGGCGCAGCCGCTTCTCAGGCGGTCCCCGACGACGCTGCAGTCCCTTTCTCTCGCTCCGTGCCGCCGCCGAGGCTCCTTGCTCGGGAGGGCGGGGTTTCGTCCGCGGGAGGGGGCGCTGTAGCGCGCCGAGAGTTTGTAGAACAAGTGAAGTAAAACTTGAAAATACATCCAAGTTTGCCCTTGTTGCGTACAGGTACAACCTTAAACCATTCATGAAGAAATTTCAAGTAAAACCTTAAGATGTTGAAGGTGTCTTAGGTGAAACTCTTGACTTACGTCAAAAGAGGTTGGCGTAACAAATAAAAAAAGCCCCAGCGCAAGGCTGAGGCTTTGAAGTTTTAGCGAACCTTTATAGGGTACGGTTGAGGTCTATCACCCTTCCGTAGATCCTGATCCGATTACATTCATCACCTGTGTAGGTTTCTGGAGGATACCGCTTCTCGTTATCGCTGATGACGGTGATTCCGTCTTTGCAGGTTTGAAGGCGCTTGATCTTCATGGCTCCGTCAATCGAGATGACATACACAGCGCCGTCGATGATGTGGACGCAGCCGACTTCTGGGCAAGGCTCCTCGATCCACGTGACGCGATCGTTGTCAAAGATGAACGGTTCCATGCTATCCCCGTACACGCGAGCACGCTTGCATCGGGATGGCGTCGTATGGTGCTTCTGGAAAAAGCTGTCAGGGTATAGACACGGGGTAACTTCTGTGAGCTCTTCCCACTCGGGCTCGGCACACGGGCCGCCGTGCGCACGGAGCTCAAGGCGATACTCCTTGATTGCGGAGAAGCCCGCCGGGATGTCCGAGCCAGGAGTGTATGCAGCGATCCGCTGTGAGGGCTGCATGCCCTCGCCGGTAGCCAGCCACGCAGCTGACACACCAAGAAACTCTGCGACCTTCTCAAGACGTTCCGCGCGCGGTCGCGTGGACTTCGTCTCCCATTCGGCGACGGATTGGTAACTGATGCCAAGGACGTCTGCGATCTCTTGTCTAGACGCGCCAGACGCGGTGCGGGCTTGATGAAAACGCTCTGCAAAAGTGGTCATGGTGAGACTCCTATTTCTTGTCCATGATTTCAGGACTTGCCTTAAAAGTCAATTCAGGATTCGCTTGAACTACTCTAAGGTTTATGGTAAGGTTTTACCTGAACTATTTTTAGGAGTTTCTTTATGCCTGACAAGACGAAAAGGAAGGTCGGCTATGAGCTTGCTCTTGACGCGGTCGGTGGGAATGCCTCTGAACTAGCTCGACGTGCAGGTGTCACTCCGCAGAGTGTGCTTCTGTGGAAAAAGTCCGGCGTCATCCCCCCGAAGCGGGCGAAGGTGCTGGAGTTGACGATCGGCATTCCTCGAAAGCTTTTGAATCCGGGTGTGTTTGGCTAGGGGCCTGCTATGGGATACAAGAGTGCTTTTCGTGTTCGCATGAGCGACATAGATGACGGAACGCTCGTTGACGTCCTTGAGGCAATTGCTTGCTTTGTCAACGAGAAAGAACCGAGTGTCGGCTGCTATCCGTCACTTGAGACGATCATGCGTGTGTCGCGCAAATCAAAACCCACGGTTCGAGCTGCGATCAAGGCTCTTCGCGAGAAAGGGTTTCTGTCCTTTGAACAGGAGGCGGGCGAGAAGCGCATCTACTACCTGAACCTAGATCTTTTGCCCGAGGCTGAACAAAAAGTTAACCGGGTCAACAATCGAACCGATGAAAAAAGTTCACCGGGTAAAGAAGTTAACCCGGTCAAGAACTTCACCGAGGAGGGGCAAAAAGTTTACCCGGAGGGGGGTAAAGAACTTACCCCAGAGGGGGACAAAAACTTTACCCCGAAAAGGGAAGAGAACAGGGAAATAGAACAGGGAAGTAGAACAGGGAATAGCTTGCCCGCGCAAGCGCCGTGGGAAACAACCGATCAACTTAGCGCCGACGTTAAGAAGATCGAAAAGCCGAAGGCAACAAGAGCCAAGCCAAAGACAAGCTGCCCATTCTCGCCTGACGACTCTATCCCGCCTGAATACCTTGAGTACGCACAAGCCAAGCACCCAAGCATCAACGCTCAGACTGAGTTCACCAAGTTCGTCAACTTCCACATCTCGAAGGACAACAAGTTCAGCAATTGGCTGGCTGCTTGGAGAACTTGGACGACGAAGGCCGAAGAGTTCGCCAAGAGCAGACCGCAGAGCCAGTCATACACACCACGCAACAACAAGCCGCTCATCTTTGATGAAGCCTACTACGGAGACGGGAGTTTTTAATGGATTTGAAGGGAACGTTTTCTCGACCGGTTGAGGTGACATGCCCAAAGCACGGGAAGTACATCGCGGAGCAGGCAATCGTCTCTGGTCGGATTGTCCACACAAGCAAGTGTCCCAAGTGCGAAGAGGAGCGCAGGAACTCGGCTGAGTTCATCGCCGAGCAGAAGCGCAAGCATGACGAAGCCGAAGCCCTGGAACGCAAGCGCACCGAAGACGCAAAGAATGAAGCTCACGCTACCGCTTTGCGCCGCGCACGCATTCCTGATGAGTTCGTAGGCAAGACGCTCAAGGGCTTCCGTGAGACGAATGCTCAGCTCCATGAGGCGCTTCGTCAGGCCCGGCTCTACGTCGACCACTTCGAGAAGATCGCTCCAAAGGGCGTCGGCTTCTGCCTCTACGGCCAGTGCGGCACCGGCAAGACGATGATGGCATGCGCGATTCTGCAGGAGCTTCTCGGCAAGGTGCAGGGGCTCTACGTGCCGATGTGGGACGTGCTCCGCGCCATTCGGAAGGCAGATGCCTTCAAGGCCGACACGGCAGACTATGACGCCCTCGTAAAGGCACCACTCCTCGTCATCGATGAGATCGGCGTTCAGAACGGTTCAGCTTTCGAGGAGTCACAACTGATGTCCCTGCTGGACGTGCGCTACAGCAAGCACCTTCCGACTATCTACGTCACAAATCTTCTGCCGGACGTGAAACCCGACACGCAGGAAAGCAACCCCAACACGCTCAAGGCGAAGTTGGGTGAACGCATCTTTAACCGCATCTATGGCTCGAGCGTCTTTCTCTACTTCAAGGGTGAAAGCCAGCGCAAGCGAATCATGAGCATTGAGGAGTTGATCTGATGTCAGTTGCTCTCAAGCATCTTGAGGATCTCCTGCGCTTCAATGCGACTCGCAACATGAGACTCAACGATCTGGTTAATGAGCTTCGAAAGCGTGATCGCGATGTTTGGTTTCATGTTGTCCCTGTACTCAAACAGACGATCTGCGTTTTCGTGAGCGGCCGCGTTGCCAGCTTTGCGAATCGCATCCCAGATGGCCTGCTCGCTTGCGTTAAGGCTCAGGCTTTCAATGCGTTTGAAAAGGTTGGAACCTGTTCCACCAAGATGATCGCAAAGACGCTCAAGGGCAATACGAAGCAGGATGCATGCCGCCCACGGCGAATCGTCCAGAACCTTTTGGGCTTCGTCGTATGGCTGCTGAACCAAGTCGGGCATGTGTTTGGAAGCGGGAACACGTCCTGCTTTTCGTCATGTACGTTGCATGGATTTTTGAGAGCGATGACTGGGACGAATGAGCAAAAGCATATTGACCACAGGAGGACGTTATGAGGTGGAACATCAAGGGCTTCGACCAGTACGAAGTCGACGAGGCAGGGCAAGTCTGGGCCAAGCCGCAAAAGCGCCGATTCGGCAACAGCTGTCGCCTGATCCCCGAAAAGCCACTAAAGCTCGAAAAGGCGGGCACGTGGCAGATGCGGAAGGCGGGCCTGCCACAACGTCTACGCCCCGACGAAATTGAACAACTCAAAATCGCAAAAGGAGAAACCGATGCAACTCACTCGTAGCCCCCGCATGTCCGAAATCAAGGACGAGGACTTTGAGCCGATCGAGAAGGACGGGAAGCTCAATGCCCCCAAAATCGGCGAGCGATGCCTTTTCCTGCTCAGAGCCTGGCACGGGCGTCCTGTCAATGGCTTCAGGGTCTTCGGATATCGGGAGGACGATGCGCTCATCTACGTACCTCTCTACAAGCAAAGCCTGTCGCTCCTGAACGTCAAGGAATGGATTCGCGTTGGCGGTGAGCCGTTCTATAACGGGCGCTTCGGAGGCGCGAAATGACCAGTCTCTTCACGCCTGACGAACTACCGCGCATGGCTAAAACGCTCAAGACGCTCGAGACGACCATCGACGCGATCGTCTGCGCAGATGAAAGCCAGCATGTGAGAAATCACTCATGGGATCGCTTGGACAACCGCAAGCGCGTCAAGCAGGCTCTTCGCGCCGCAAAGCACCAGGCCGACTCCATGCTGCGACTGATGGAGCGCACCGACCTCGAGAGGCTCGCGCATGAATAAACGCGTACTCGCACTCGGCCGCATGAAGGCCGGCGCTATGAACAAGACGGAGGCGGCTTATGCAACCACGCTAGAGGCCGCCAAAAACGCGCAGGAGATCGTCTGGTATGCCTTTGAGGGTGTCACCCTTAAGCTCGCTGACGGATGCCGCTACACGCCGGATTTCGCCGTTCTGCGGGCTGATGGCCTCATGGAGATGCACGAGGTCAAGGGCTACTGGACTGAAGACGCACGGGCAAAAATCAAGGTAGCGGCAGACAAGTTCCCGTTCCGTTTCGTCGCGGTCTACAAGCAGGCGAAAAAGGACGGCGGTGGCTGGAGATTTGAGGAGTTCTGATGATCACGAAAGAGCAAGAACGGCGTTTGCGAAACTGGGCGCGAGCAAACCGCGAATGCCCTCGGGCAAAGAAAGGCGCAACACTGGTTTTCTGCGAGTCACTTCGGTACTACTACGATCGCCAGCCGGAAGAGGATGAGCAACCCCCAATCAAACGATCCATCCCTGCCGCAAAAGGCATAGACCTGGCAGATGCCGATCTACTGGATGAGGCTTACCGAGACAGGCAACTGACTAATGTCTACCGAAACCTCCTAAGGCTCTACTACTGCTGTTTCACTTCTCCAAGCGTGATCGAACAGAAGCTTTCACTTGGACAGAAAACCTTCCTAATGCACAAGGAAAGAGCGGTGGCAAAGTTTTTCGAGATTGTCGATTCTCTTGAGGAAAACGTGCTAAAATAGCGAGGTATTGATAGAGCAGTTGGCTCTCGGTTTGACTCCGCAGCTCCCGAAATGGGAGCTTCGGCGTGCCCAAAAGAAACGAACCCGCAAGCGAAAGCAAGCGTTTCAGAGCTGATGCCCGCTTGAGTTAAGATGTAATTGAGCCCGTGGTGATGAACTGCGGGCTTTTTCATTTACAACACCGCGCACGCCTCTCAACGATGCGCAACCCGCGCGGTTTCCATTCGCTACCTTAGGTCAGTTTGCTCTAAGGCCTGGGTGGGGAGAAATCCTCGCCCTCTCTAATTCCTTGGGTTACCTATGAAGAAAGCTATTGTGGCGGCCATTGCGGTCGCCTTTTTCGTTTCTACAGCAGCTGATGCACGTGGCGGTCGAGGCTTCAGCGGCGGTCGTTCGTTCTCCCGTCCTGCTCCTACGAAGAGCCATGCACCGAATCGCACGACCGTTGTGAAGAAGAACACGACCGTCATCAACCAGACGGTGAATCAGGTGCCGGCATCTTCCAACAGTGGCTTCTGGTCTACTGTTGCCGGATCGTTCGCAGGATCGATGGCAGGCAATGCTGTCTACGATGCTGTGACCGATGACAAGAGCCAGGAACCGGTGCAGGCTCAACCTCAGCCCGCTCAATAACAAAGATTCCCAATAAAACGAAAGCCGCAAGTGCTACCAACACTCGCGGCTTTCTTGTGCAACTTCAACGTAAAGAGCAAGTTGCGTATGAGTATTTTACCGCAATTCGATCTTGGAGCTTTTATGAGCAATCCAGATTTGCCGCTCTACGGTCAGGTCTTTGCCTACGGGATCGGCCTTGCCGGGCTCGGGTTTGGGTGCAGGCAGCTGATTGCCGCATTGGCGGAGTTATTGAAGTTGCTACGGCGCAAAGACGATAAGTGTCCAAGATGCTGACTGATCCACTGAAGCAAGTGCCGGGTGACTGGCGTTTGATTCGATGCCTCATCGTTGCTACGGCCTTGATGGGGTTTGGGATGTTCTTTGCCTATGCGCTGAATTTCATGGCTAGCGTTTGGCCGTTCTAACTCTCAAAAAGGAGGTGCCATGGCATCAAAACCGAACGCCTCCAAGATGGGGCGACCTTCGATCTACACGCCTGAACTGGCAGAGAAGATCTGCGAATTGATCCGAGACGGGGTATCTGAGCGGAAAATCTGCGGGATGCCCGGTATGCCGGGATGGACAACATTAAACCGCTGGAAACTTGAAAATCCCGACTTTCGGAACCAGTCCGCGCGCGCGCGCGAAGCAAGCGCCGAGAAGTTCAACGACGAGCTACTGGAGCTTCAGGAGAACTTGAACAACGAGCTGACAACACGTCTGCTCAACGGGGAGGACTTCCCGCGAGGCGCGATTGAGGCGTACCGCGTGTTGATGCAGGAGAAGGCACGACAAGTGTCTTGGCGTGACGATTCCCGCTTCGGCGATCGCAAGACCGTGAAGATTCAGAGCGACACGCCTGATCTTTCCACGATCGACATGGAAAAGCTCAAGGCCGCAAGAGAGTTGCTGTATGACGAGACTCCCGACACTGATCGAACTTGATCAGGAGATTGCGCGGCGCAGCCTGTCCGAGTTCTGCAAGATGGCGTGGCACGTGCTCGAGCCTGCAACTCCGATCAAGTGGGGCTGGGCGCTCGACGCGATGTGCGAGCACCTAGAAGCTGTCCACAGCGGACAGATCAAGCGCCTTCTGATGAACGTCCCGCCGGGCATGATGAAGTCGCTCCTTACGGGCGTTTTCTTCCCCGCATGGGAATGGGGCGCGGGCGGCTCGCCGTCCCTGCGCTACCTCACGACGGCGCATAAGGAAGACCTCGCTATCCGAGACAACCTCAAGTGCCGACGCCTGATCTCCTCTGACTGGTATCAGGAGCGATGGGGCGTCGAACTCTGCGGCGACCAGAACGCGAAGACGAAGTTCGAGAACACCGCCACGGGCTTTCGCGAGTCCATGGCCTTCCGAAGCCTGACGGGTAGCCGAGGCGACCGCATCATCATCGACGACCCTTTGAGCGTCGCTGATGCGTTTTCCGAGGCCGCGTTGCACTCGGTCGAGACGACCTTCCTAGAAGCCGTCCCGTCCCGTGTGAACAACTCAGACAGCGCGATCATCGTGATCATGCAGCGCTTGCATGAACGCGACACCTCGGGCGTCATCCTAGCCCGCGAACTCGGGTACGAACACCTGATGTTGCCGATGCGCTTTGAGGAAAGCCGCAGGTGCAAGACTTGCATCGGCTTTGCCGACCCGCGCAAGAAAGAGGGCGAGCTGCTCTTCCCCGAGCGCTTCTCCGAGGCGCAGGTCTCCGAGATGGAAAAGACCATGGGCGGCTACGCTACGGCGGGTCAGTTCCAACAGCGCCCGGTGCCTCGAGGCGGCGGGCTTTTCAAGAGTGACTGGGTGCAGTACTGGGACACTTTGCCCGAGCGCTTCGATGCGAGCGTGATCTCGTGGGACATGACTTTCAAAGACTCGAAAGCGTCCGACTTCGTTGTCGGGCAGGTTTGGGGCAGAAAGGGCAGCTCTTTCTATCTCATCGACCAATTCCGCGGTCAGTGGGACTTCGTTAAGACGCTCGAGCAGTTCGTCGCGGCGGCAAACAAGTACCCGCGCGTGACTCGCAAGCTCGTGGAAGACAAAGCGAACGGGTCGGCGATCATCGCGACGCTCAAGAAAAAAGTGTCGGGCATCATCCCGATCACGCCAAAAGAAAGCAAGGAGGCGCGCGCGTCGGCCGTAACGCCATTGTGGGAGGCTAGGAACGTGTACTTGCCTCCACCTGAGCGGTTCCCGTGGGTCGAGCGCGATCTGGTGCCTGAGCTCCTCGCATTTCCGTCAGGTGCTCACGATGACCAATGCTTTGCGGCCGGGACTCTGATCGCCACGCCGTGGGGCGACCGCCCTATCGAAAGCCTTAAGGCCGGAGACCGCGTCATCACCCCGATGGGGATTAAGCGAGTCTTGGTTGCCGGGATGACCGGCGAGGCCGAGACGATCACGAAGTACGGCATCACGGCGACAAAGGATCATCCTTTCCTAACAAGGAACGGGCGTTTCAAGGCTTTCTGTCAAGTTACGGAGAACGAATGCTTGGGGTTGACACTTCGCCAAATGACCGAGGCGAGCATCCTAATCTCGTCCAGTTCGACGGCATCACGTATCGGCTTCTATCAAAAGGCCGGTATTACCTCAGCCAGTCAACCACGAACGAGGGGCGGAAAGGCGCGAAAGGCCTGCACGTCGCTATCTGGGAGAAATACTCTGGGCAAAAAGTCCCTCCCGGCTGGGAGGTTCACCATAAGGACGGCAACCCGTTTAACAACGAATTCAGCAACCTTGATTGTCTATCGCGCAGCGAACACAGTAAGACGATCAATCGCAAGACTGAAAGGGTTCGCCGAAACCTTGACCGGATCAGGCCTCTCGCGTCCGCTTGGCACAGAAGTGAGGCTGGACGCGCTTGGCACAGGGAGCACGCGAAGCAACCCAAGTCCAAGCAAGAATGCAACTGCCTCTGTTGCGGGAAGCCCTTCCTCGCAAAAAGAGCTGACGCCAAGTATTGCTCTAGGAAATGCGAAGTCAAATACCGTTACGACAACGATGCGAGGCCAGAAGAACGGGCCTGCGTGGTCTGCGGAGCAAACTTCACGGCTCTCGTCGGCCCGTACCGGAAGAGAACTGCTGTCACGTGCAGTAGAAAGTGCCGGGGCATCTGGCGAGTTCGGAAGCAGGCAGCCAGTCTTCAATCTGATGATTGAGGACGCGCACTGCTTCTATGCCAACGGTCTTCTCGTTCACAACTGCGACGCGATGACCCAGGCATTGACGGATCTAAATAAGCACAGCGGCTTGCATATCGATCCGACGAATCTAGCTTACTTACTGGGACGGTAGGCACAACTCATGCAACCTGAACTGACGTTACGCGCTTGGGGCGCTTTGATCATCTTGTATGCCATAGGCGCGTCAGTGGCCATATTCGCAATTGCAAAGGCAGTTGAGGCCGTTGTCGACTTGGTCGGGCATGTGCGGTGGCTGGCCGCAAGGCGCCGCGTTTTCCGCCGATTCCTGAGCGAATGGCGCAAAGTGGAGATTAAGCATTGTGAGCAAGAAGAAAAGAAAGACGGCGAAAGCCCAAGCGCCTAACGGCAATCTCCTCGCGCAGGCAAAGCGCATCGCCGCGCTTGAGGAGATCGACCGCACGCTACGCACGCCGCCGCAAGCCACTCAGCTCTTCGAGACGGTCGAGAAGGTGAGGGAGCGTTTCGCCCCTCCGGTGACTCTCGGGGTATCTGAAAAAGAGCGCCTAGCGCAAGATGAGGCACTTTCTGACGCGGGCTTTTATGGCGCTATTCATCGCAGCCTTCAACAGCACGGCTACGAGCTTGGGCAGTACCCAGTGACCTCTTTCGTCGGTTACGGCGCGCTTCAGCAGATCGCGCAGAACGGCATGATCCGTGCTTGCGTGCAGACCGTTGCGGATGATATTACCCGCGAGTGGATTACGATCACGGGCGATGACGCGGAGGCTGTTGAGGAGATTCAGACACTTCAAGAGAAGAAGTACCACCTACGCACGCTCTTTCATGAGGCCGCAACACTAACCGGATACATGGGCGGGGCTTTTATCTACGTCGACACCGGCACGGAAAATCCCGAGTTGCCCCTGCGCTACTCAAACGAAAGCGCAGAGCTACAGCCGGGTACGAAGCTCCGGTTTGTCGTGGTCGATCCTGTGAACGTATCGCCGGGCGACTACAACGCCATCGACCCGCTCAAGCCCGACTACCTCAAGCCCCGCTACTTCTGGGTGCTGGGAACGAAGGTGCATGAGTCGCGCCTGCTTAGGCTTTTTGACAATCCGCCGCCGACGCTTCTGCGACCGGCATACAACTTCCTCGGCATTCCGCAGGCTCAGATCCTCTGGGACTACGTGATGCACTGGAATCAGTGCCGGGTCTATACGGCCGACTTGGTGCGCAAGGTCTCGCTTCTCGTTTTCCAGACGAGCACGGATGACATCTTCAACTCGCCTAACGGGGTGCAGTTGTTCGACATCCGTATGAAGGCGCTTCAGCGCTATCGCGATAACAACGCCGTGTTCGTCTGCGACAAGGAAGGCGAAAGCGTGATGAACGTGCAAACGTCAATCGCGGGCTGTACGGACGTCGTGCGCCAGTCGCTCGAGATGATTGCGTCGATCAACCGCACGCCTGCTGTGAAGCTCTTGGGCATCAGTCCTAGCGGCTTCAACGCAACGGGTGAAAGCGACATTCGTAACTACTACGATCACATTCGTTCCAAGCAAGAGCTGCGTCGCGAAGCAATTAACACTTGCTTAGAGGCAATTGAACTAGTCGAAATGGGGAGCATCAATTCGAATATCTCCTTCGACTTCAACGAATTGAGCAAGGAAGATGAAGCCAGCGCGGCCATGACCGCTCAGACGCGCGCAGGCGCTCTTGCAACGCTTGCACAAGTTCAGGCAATCAGCGCAGAGGAAATGCGTGAAGCGGTCAAGAAAGAGCCGGCGATGCACTTGGGCTTTTTGAGTGACGAGGTGCCCGAAGGGGAGCCCGAGGATATCGAGGGCTTGCTTGGCGCGCTTCAGCAGGCTACGACCGCAGTGGCAGAACCTGCTCCAGCATCGAACCCGCCCGACGAATCGCGGCAACTGCTTCAGTCCCTAGGTGGCTTGAATGGCTAAACGCATCAAGACAATCCCCGCGATCGAGCCGAATGCCGGGCTCAAGGCGGCCTTGCAAAAGCGGCTGATTGCTCTCATTGAGAAACAGACGCGCGAGGCAACGGCCGAGCTCCTGCGCAACCTGATCGATTCGGGCTGCTTCACGCAGCCTGTCGAGACGGTTGCACAGGACGCCGCACCGTGGGGACGCAATGAGAAAAAGATCATAGATGAGGCGATACGCGCTTTCAAAGCGTCTAATCCCGCCGATGCCGCTCGAAAGCTTGACCTGAGTCTCGCCGAGAAGATGGCGCGGTGGATGATTCACGCGGGAGAAAGCGCAAAGCTCGTCTCGGGATGGTTTGTCCGCGCAATGGCGCAAAACGTGACAGCGAGCCAGCGGCGTGCGCTGATACGCGCGGGCATCACTCCTACTCTGCTCAAAGAAAAGTGGACGATCCCTATCGTCAAGAATCGATACATGGCGCCGAGCACAGCAAAAGCGTTGCCAGGTCTTGTGGACGGCATGACGGGGCTCATCACCAAAATGCAGGCGGATGACCTCGCCAGAGTGCGAGAGACGATTACGCGCGGCCTCTACGAGGGTCAGAGTCTGGGAGAGATCGAAAGCGTGCTGAAAGCCTCTAGGGGCTTCACGGAGGCCCGTGCCAAGCGAGTTGCGCTTGATCAGTCGATCAAGGTCAGTCAGGGCATCCAACGCGGCAACGCCGAGGCATTGGGCATCACGCACGCGATATGGGTTCACGTCCCGGGGCGGTATTCATCACGCGAGACGCATGTCGCAATGGACGGCAAACGCTTCGACCTTTCTGAGGGGCTTTACGACCCGGCTGTAGGCCAGAACGTAACGCCCGGATTGTTGCCGTTTTGCCGATGCATTTTCCGTCTAGATATATCGGACATTTTGAAATGAACAACGACCGCTATTTACTTGCCCTAGATGCCGAGAGCGTGAGGAGATATGACAAGAACGGGAACCTCCACGTTGCCGTCTCGCACTTGACGAAAGCGCAGGTGCGACCGTACTACGGGCATGAGGTGCCTGACTGGGAGCGTCTGAGGCTCGATCCGCAGAAGATCTATCGCGGATACTGCCCGCCAGAGGAGCTGAGCAAGCCCGAGACGATCGAGAGCACGAACGGCATCCCGATTCAGCTCAACCATCATCCAGACTACGCAGACGCGCCGCAGATCAAAACGCGCGTCGGCTCTACTGGGACAGACGGCGCATTTAGAGCGCCATACCTAGACAACTCGCTGCACTTCACTGTTGAGGATGCAATCAAGCGCATCGTCGATGGGTCGATGCGTGAGTTGTCTCTTTCGTACAGATATACCCCTGACTTCATCCCTGGCAAGACGCCGGACGGCGAAGACTATGACTTCGTTATGCGTGACATTACCGCCAACCATGTTGCGCTGGTGGAGCAGGGCCGCGCGGGGCGCGATGTGTTGGTGCAAGACAGTCACTTAAGAGAGGCTCAACCTATGGACGTGACGGAAAAGAACGCGGCTCCCGTAGCCGCAGCTGACGGCGATCCTGCCGTCGAGAAGAAGGAGGTGGCACTTGCTGACGCAATCGCCGCTGCCGCCAATGGAATCAAAGACCTGCATGAGCAGGACGAGGAGGGGAATGTGGTCGACAAGCCCGCTGAAGAGGCGCAAGCCGCTGACGAGGACAAGGACGCAGCCATCAAGCGAATCATCGCCGAAATGGTTTCCAAGGGCATGAAACCCGAGGATGCCGAAGGCTTTGCTGACGCGCTCAAGGGGCTCGCCTATACCGAAGCCGAAGACGATGAGATCGAGCTCAGGGAAGACGACGGCGAAGGGGTCGAAAAGCCCGCCGAAGATAACGACGAATGCGCTCAGCTCATTCAGGACGGTCTGAAGGCCTGCGGCTACGACGAGGAGCCTGAAGAGTTCCAGAAGGCGTTCGCTGAGGGTGTGCGGTATGGCGAACGAAAGGAAAAGACCGAGCCTGAAAAGCTCGATCGTGAGCATGAATCCGAGGGCGAAGAACGCGCACTGGGGCAGGACGCCGCGCTTAAGCGCGTCGAACGCCGCATCGCTCGACGCTTTACGGCAATGGATGAGTGCGCTCAGACGCTCGGCCGTGTCCGCTTCAACGCCTACGACTCTGCCGAAGGCGTTTATTTGGCCGCTCTTAAGCAGGAGGGCGTGAGCATCAAGGGCGTTCGTCCCGAAGCCGCCCGCGCCGCTTATCTCGCTTTCATGGCCGGCAAGAAGGTATCTGCCAAGCGCTCGCTCGCTCAGGACGCCCAGCTCAAGACGGACAAGGCCGACTCCATTCTCTCCACTAAGCTTTCTCAAATCAAGAAGGGGTATTAATCATGGGTTTTCAGGCAGTTGTTAAGACTGATCCTGCCGTCGGCATCGCCGGTCAGGAAGTGAATCCGAAGCAGGCCGTTTACACGGCTTTCAACTACGTCTCCGACGGCACCGTTCAGGCAGGTACTTTCTGCTTTGCTACGGCGCTCAAGGGCAACGTTACGGGTGAAACGAACGTGGTCTCCCTCAAGGGCACGTCCGGTGCCAAGCCCGTCGGTTTTGTTGAACGTGACGTCATCGCTACGATTCCGACGCTCACTGCTGACGCATCGCAGGTCTATCCGCAGGGTGTCTGCCCGCCGATCGCTATTCGCGGTCAGTTCTATGCTGTCGCTACGGGCGCGGCTACCGAAGGCCAGTCCGTCCTTTGCGATCCGACTACGGGTGCCATCACGTATGGTACCGCTGGCACTACGAACGACACGGGTTGGCGAGTGGTTTTCCCCCGCGGCGTCAAGACGATCGCCGAGGGTGACACGGTGATCTATCAGAACTTCGGCTTGGACACGGCGGCCTAACGCTTTGAATGGAGAGATAAATGAATTTCGATTTTGAATTTGCCAAGTCGCGCGGCATCTCTGCTCCGCATGCCGTCGGCTTTATGCCGTTCGATGAAAAGGACGGTCGCATTGTTCTCAAGAACATCAACCGCGACCAGCTCGCACAGGATGCCGCGCTTTCCACGCAGCCGAACGTCGGCGCTCCCGCGGCCCTCTACACGTACGTCGACCCGCGCATCATTGATGTGCTCTTCGGTGTCACGAATGCCACGAAGTTCTTTGATAAGACGCTCGTTGGCTCCTTTACGCAGGACTACGCGACCTTCAGCGTGGAAGAGGTGGCAGGTCAGGTCTCGCCGTACAACGACTTCGCGAACGGCACGAGCACTGACGTCAACTACAACTTCCCGGTTCGTCAGAACTTCCGTTATCAGACGACGATTAAGTACGGCGATCTTGAAACGGCGAAGCTCGCCGAGGCCAATGTCAACCTCCCCGCTCGCAAGCAGAACGCGGCCGCTCAAATCATTGCCCGAGCTGAAAACAAGTTCCAGCTCTACGGCGTTGCGGGCATGGAAATCTACGGCATGCTCAATGATCCGAACATCCCGGAATCGATTTCTCCGGTGTCGGTCAATAGCAAATCTACGTGGGCTGAAAAGATCGCGGCCGATCCGAACAACGCGGCCACGCTCGTGTTCAATGACGTGAACAAGTTGTGGCAGGAACTGACCGCTAACAATGGCGGTCATCTTGACGTGAATGCCCCGATTGTTCTGGGCATCTCCAACAAGATGATTGGCTACCTGACTCAGCCGAACCAGTTTGGCAAGACGGCCAAGGTCATGCTGCAGGAAAACTATCCGAACATCGAAATCGTTCAGCTTCCCGAGCTCTCTACGGCCTCCGGTGAAATGCTTTACATGACGGTCAAGGAAGTGTATGGCGACGAGACGGGCTTCTCCGCCTTCTCCCGCGCCTTCGGCCTCGGTCGCCTGATCGCGCATGAATCCAGCTTCACGCAGAAGGCCACGGCCGGCACGTGGGGTTGCGTGATTCGCCGCCCGAGCCTCGTTGCGACGATGGTCGGCATCTAAAACTCGCAGGCCGTCACGAACGCCCTTTACCTCCACGGCGGGGCGGGTTCACGCCTGCCCTGCCCAAACTCTTGTCACGAATAGGTTTTTTATGGCTCGCACTACTCGTACTCGTAAGGCTTCTGCTCTCGGCACCACGGGCATCATTGCCGACACCGCTGAGCAGGAAGCAAAGAAGGTTTCTGACATCGCAGGCGATGAGATCATTTACATTGCCTGCGGCATGCCCCTCGGACTCAAGTTTGATGACGTTGACAATGGCAATGGTGGCACGAAAACCGTTGTTTTCCCGGGGGTTAATCACGCGCTAAGGGGGAAGGCCAAGGGCGTTCTCCTCGGCGCAGGGAATGCCGTCCTGGTGGGCGTAGCACGCCGAGATTGGGAGGACATCAAGCGCAAACATGGTGGCGAGCGCGCCTTCACCGCCATGCCCCCGCTCCTCTGGGAGATGAGGAGCGAGAAGGAATTCAAGGCGCGCCGCGATGAGATTGCCGAGATGCGCACGGGCGTCGAGCCTGTCGATCCGGCTTCGGTCGGCGTTGAGAAGGTAAAAGACATCGAGGCCTAAAAATGGACGTAGCGCTTGATATTGAAGAATTCCGCTCATGGTTCCCGGGGCTGACAGAGACCATCATCAATGATGTGCTCTTGGGTGTGCTGTGGGATCAGGTGGGGGCGATTGTCGGCACGACTGACGCAGATAGCTTTGCCCCGTTCGAACCTGATGCGACGCCCCCAGTGCTCGAGCGTAAAGTGCTTCTCTATTACGCGCTGTGTCATATGGCTACGCTCTCTACGCGCGGCGATCAGCCCGGTCGCGTGGCCAGTGCATCAGAAGGCTCGGTGTCGTCATCCTTCGATCTCATCAAGAGCAACTCGCAGTCCGCGCAGTGGTGGAATCAGACGCCCTGCGGGTCTACGTATTGGATGATGACGGGCAAGTACCGTCTCGGAGGACGCCTGTACGTCTCTGACAACTATCACCCGTGGGGCTAATGATGGGCATCAAGGTTGACGCAGACAAGGTGACGCAAAGGCTTGAGGGCCTTGCCAAGCAGTACGGGAATCGTGCCGCGAAAGTGGTCGAGGTTGGGGTGACTGACGCAAGCATTGCCGAATACGCGCAGTACGTTGAGTTCGGCTGGGCTCAGCGCGTCACGCCGAAGCAATCGCTTTTCCTGAGTGGTGCCATTGGACGCCCGGTGCCCCTAAGTGATCGGGGGCGCCCGGACTTCAGCAAGGCGGCCATCAAGCCGGGGACGGCATTAGTAAACCCGCCCCGACCGTTCCTGCGAGGGACGCTCGTTGCCGAGCAAGAAAAATGGAAGGGCGTGCTGAAGAAGGCGCTACGGGGGTTGCAAGACCCCGCGTCTGCTCTGACTGTACTAGGCACTGTCGCCGCACAAGACGTGCAGGCAACCATTGCAAGTGGCGGGACGACAAAGGAAAAGTTCCAAGAGCGCGCGCCGCTCACGATGGAGCTTTACGCCGCGCAGTCTGCAGGGCGTAAGACTGGGGGAAAAAACCACTCGTCGAAAGCCAGCTCCGCCACGACGCAGCCGATGGTTTTGTCGGGGGCGTTGCTTCACTCAATCGCCTTTGAGGTCAAATGAACATGAGCTTCAGGGTTGAGAATCAGGGAGTTGTATGGGGCTGAATTTACATGCAGTGGTACGCGGACCGATCAATGCGATCCACCCGGATGAGGAAGTTCAGCTACTTCACTCAACGGGCTCAGTGCCAGATGAAAATGGCTTTGCCGCGCCGCAGTACGAGCGCACTATGGGCGTTATGGCGCAGGTGCAGAGCGATGGCGATGCGGCGCTGTTTCATGCTGACATGGCGGGGGCTAATTCGATCGTGCGTAAGTTCTACCTATTCGCCCCGAAGGACTTTGCAAAACAGACCGCGGGCATCTTTCGTCCGCTCTCCCGCGCAGGGGATTACATCCTGCGCAAGGACGGGACTGTATGGGCTGTAGATGCGGTTCTAGAAAACTTTTCAGGCGTCAACTGGTTGAGTGTGCGCGCTACGCTTCAGCTAAGCCCGCCGCAGGGGATTGTATGGTTATGATGCAAAGCCCTCCTACGCGCTCTACGATCGTCTCCGATGAGACGGTCTACAAGGCCGTCAAAGACTTCGAGTTGCTGATGATGTCAGGCCTTGAGGCTACGCACGTCATCGCGGGAAATCAAAACAACCTTTCTCTGCCGGACTCGCGCGATTACGTCGTTAATACGATCATCGCGCACCGTGAGATCGGGACGCCCGTCGAGGCCTATGAGTGGGACACGGCGACTCAGAAAATGGACGCCGTGATCTCTAGATTGGTCGAGATGAGCGTACAAGTCGACGTCTATAGCGATCATCCGGAAACTGCCCGTATGCGCGCAGAATCGGTCGCGACGGTGGCCAGAACGGTGTCAGGCTGCGACTTCTTTCAGAAGTACGGCCTATCCAGTCTCTACGCTGATGACGTTCGCAATACAACCGTGGTGGTAGATGAAAATCGGTTCGTTCAGCGATGGACGACGACGCTTCACATCACCTACACGCACGTCGTCAGGCTTGATGTTGAAAGCACTGATGCCGTGCATGTCGGCGTGCATAACGTCGATGTGCGATTCCCGCCGCGCTGATGTGCATTGTCTAATTAACTTACCCAAGGAGCGCCCCGCAGAGGCGCTTTTTTATTGGAGGATATCCATATGTCTTTGCCTGCATCCCGCATCGTTGCGGTCTCTCCGCGCGTAATCAGCGGCGGCGGTAGCGATCTTGAAACCAATGGGCTCCTGCTCACGAAGAACACGGTTCTACCCGCCGGTACGCCTGCGGTAGCCTTTTCGTCGACGTCGGATGTGTCTGCCATGTTCGGAGCCGAGGCCGAAGAGACGGCTTTTGCTCAGCAGTACTTCGGCGGCGTGCAGAACCAGCAGAGCGCGCCGAAGTCTCTTGTGATCGCACGCCGTGTCACCGAGGCTGACGGCGCTTGGATTCGCGGCGGCGAGCTTTCCGTTACGCTCGAAGCCCTGAAGAAAATCACTGACGGCTCTTTCAAGATTAGCGTCGGCGGTCAGGAAAAGAAGGCCGCTTCGATCAATCTCTCCTCTGCTGCCTCGCTCTCTGATGCCGCGACGAAGATTGCTACGGCGATTTCAGGCGTTAAGGGCACGTACGACAGCAATCTCAACGCCTTCACGTTTACGACGGACACGAAGGGCAAGGCTGCAACGATTGGCTACGCCTCTAAGTCCGACAGCGGCACCGACCTCAGCGAAATGCTCGGCCTGACGCAGGCCGCAGGCGCAGTCGTCTCTCAGGGTGTTGATGCCATGACCGAGGCGGCCAACATGGAAGCCGTCTGCGCCGTCACGCGAAACTGGGTGGGCTTTACGACCCTCTGGGAGGCCGAGCTTGAAGAAATTCAAGCTCTTGCCGCGTGGGCGGACATCTACGACGACTTCGTTTACTTCCCGTGGTCTAGCGACAAGAATCTTGAAAGCACGCTGACGGCTTCGAACGGCGCGCTTGCAAAGATTGTTGATAAGTACGACGTCGTAGTCCCGATCTACTTCCCGACGTGGGGACTTTCCGCTATGGCAATGGCCTGCGGCGCTTCTATCGCTTGGAACCGCACGCAGGGCATGAAGACTTGGTTTGCCAAGTATGCCTCCGGCCTTTCCCCGAACGTTCTCGAGGAATCCGTTGCGAACGCGCTTGAGAGCAACCGCATCAACTTCATCGGCCAGTACGCTACGCGTAACGATCAGTTCCAGTTCTTCAACCGCGGAACGCTCTCTAGCGACTTCTACGGCTTTGTTGACGTGCTCTATGGCTCGATCTATCTGCGCTCCGCGATCCAGACGAGCTGCATGTCTGGCTTCAAGAATGTCAACCGAGTACCGTACAACGCCGCAGGCGAGGCACTGATTCGCGCGTGGTGCCAGGATCCGATTAACCGCTGCATCAATAACGGCGTGATTGACGCCGGTCTCGCGCTCAATGAATCGCAGAAAGCGCAGATCATGCAGGAGACGGGCGACGACGGCGAGGACGTGATTCGAGCGATCACCTCCAAGGGCTATTGGCTCGGCATCACCCTGCCCGATGCCGCAGGTCGTGCGAACCGCGAAGCGCCTTCCGTGACAATCTTCTACGCGTATGCGGGAAGCGTTCAGGCTCTTTCCGCAGAAGTGATTGCAGTTATCTAGTGAACATCATCGGCCCTGACGGTTTGACCGTTGGGGCCTCTTTTTAGGGGCATAAAATGGCCAGCTCTAATTTTGACGTCACGTCCGCGAACGCTCAGCTCGTTCTCACTGTAGATGAGCTTTACCCGTCCGGCATTCAGCTTCAGCAGTTCAGCGCCGACGGCATTTTCTCCAGCGACTCGATCGAGATGGCGGAAACGCGTCGCTCTGTCGATGGATACATGGTGGCAGGCGTGATCAAGAACATTTCGTCTGTGACGCTCACGCTCGAAGCCTCCTCTCCGTCTGCCTCTGCGCTTGAGTATGTGCGCGATTGCATGGAGGCGAACGATAAGCCGTATGAATGCACTCTAACGTGCTACATCCCTTCGCTGGGGGTCACGCGCACGTTCGTAAAGGGCGTTCTCAAGAGCGCTCCTCCGATGTCGGCGGCGTCTCGCACGATGCAGCCGACGCAGTGGGGCTTTGACTTTGAGCGCGTGCTGTAAGGAGTAGCGATGGACATCTCTAAGCTTGAAGTGCAGGACGGTACGACGCTCAAGAGCTTCACGATTACGCCCATGTCGGCTTACAAGGCCGAGCAGTGGATGTATCGCGCGGCTTTTGCCATGGGGCGTAACGTTGACGACATTCAGCAGGTTTTCAGCGGCAAGCCCGCGGATTTGCTGAAGACCATTCTCACGATTCCCTACGACGAGGCACGCCCTCTGCTTGACGATCTACTTTCGTGCTGCACGCTTGTGCAGGGCAATGCGCTGCGCCGCCTCGAAGGTGAGTCCGCGTGCGCCGTCATCGAGAGCCCGTTGACACTGACGAAGCTCAGGATTGAATCACTTCGCCGGAACTTCGGTTTTTTCTTCGATGGCGACGCCTTGAAGTCCCTTATGCCGCAAAGTACCGAAACGCCTGCCTCAAAGTAAAGGGCGTGGCGTCCTTTGCGAATGTTCCCAAAATCTGCGGCGCGATTGTCGCCGCAGGTTTGGCCAGTATGGTCGAACTCAAAGAAAAATTGACGCTCGAGGAGGCCTATGAGCTCCTCGAGGTTTTAGAGCTCCGCAACTACCATTCGTGGCTCGCACAACAAAGGCTAGAGAAAGAAAATGGCTAGTGTAGTAGACAGACTCGTAATCGCTCTCGGCCTCGACAGCGAGGAGCTGAACAAAGGACTCGAGAACGCGTCCAAGGCCGTCTCGGACCTAGGCAAGCGGATGGAAGTGAGCGGCGCCGAAATCGATCAGATGGCAGCCAGCGCGTCCAAGTCGACGCTTATGCTCGGCGGGGTCTCTGATGAGGTGGCTGAGCGCATCATGGCGATCGGAACGGCAGGGCAGAAGGCCTCGCTCGTCACCGGGCGCGCTATGGATGATCTGGCAGGTCGCATGGGAAAGCTCGGCACGCTTTTCAAGCGGGTAGTTGCGCCATTCGTCGCGGTCTTTTCGGGTCAGCGGCTCTTTCAGAATCTTTCTCAGACGGGCGAGAGTCTCGACATTCTGAGCGAGAGAACGGGCGTTGCCACAGACAAGATCGATGCGTGGGCGAAGGCTAATCGTGATGCCGGCGGTAGCGAGGAGGCATTCAAAAGCGCACTTGAGTCGTGGACTGTAGACAAACGCCGCTCAGCGGATGAGTTTTTCCGCATGGGCGAAGCCGTCAAGGGTATGACCGATCAGCAGGCATCGCACTTTTTGAATGCGATGGGGCTGAGTCAGGATGCAGCCGCAGTCTTTACTAAGTTCAAGGACAGCGCGACCGATGCGGCCGAGGCATACAAGGGCGTCGCCTTCACACCGGAACAGGCAAAAGCCGCGCGCGAGATGAACATCCGTTGGCGGCAGTTCACGGATCAGGCGCAGGCTCTTGCCAACATGCTCGCCGTTACCGTGCTCCCGGTCGTGAACAAGGTGCTAAAGGTGATCGGCGACGGCGTTGCCTTCGTCCGAGAGCACAGCCGCGCAGTCAAGCTCGTTTTGGCGGGTGTCGGGACTGTTCTGGCCGCCACTTATGGGCGGTCGATCATTCAGGCGATCACGGCATCGTCGACGTTCTTCAAGGTGCTCAAGAGCGGTCAGGGCATCATGGCAGCGCTCAACGCGACGATGCTCGCGAACCCCGTGGCCGTCGTAACGGCCGCTGTGGTTGCTCTCGCGCTGGCTTTCGATGATCTCTTCGCTTTCATTCGGGGCGGGAACTCGATTCTCGGCCGCTTCCTGAGCTTTATCGGCGTATCTGATGAAAGGATTCAGGCGATCCGCGAGACCTGTCAGGAATGGCTTGACGCCCTCATCAATCTCCCGGCTGAGGCCGTCAAGGCTCTCGGCGAATTGTGGGACGCGATCAAGTCAATCGGCAGCTCCTTCAAAGAAGGCGTGGCGGATTTCTTCGTCGGTGTTGGTGAGTTTTTCGCTTCCTTGCCGGATCTCGTAGCCAGTTCGATCGAGCAAACGATCGAGGCTATCGGCGCACTGGGTGACGCTATAGGAGACGCAATCGAACGCGGCATTCAGTCAGCCATTGATTGGGCAATGAGCGCTTTCAAGGCGCTTATTGATCAGCTGAGTGCATGGATTGCTGATGCGCTCAATATCGGCGGGAAGATCGAGGACGCGGTATCGGGCGTCGTCGATTCCGCAAAGAATGCCGTAAAGGACGCTTTCGGCGGCATTGCGGACTTCTTCTCGGGGAACGATAGCGACGAGAAGGGGGCGGAAGCTCCAGTTCGAGTAAACGATCCGAAGATCGTTCGTATCAAGTACGATGCTCCGGTTGCCTACGCCGGCATGCCGTCGCAGGAAAGCTCTTCCGACACGCTCGCTCGCTTAGGTGATGCGCTTTCGGGCTTCTTCAGTGAGACGCCTATGCAGGCAACTGTCGGGAGCTTTGCGGCGGCTAAGTCTGCAAGCGCAGGCCCGGGCGTGACGAACGACATGCAGATTCAGGTGACAAACAACATTCAGACGAATGGCAATCCTGAGGCCGTCGGGCAGGCCGTTGGCGGCGCGATGGACAATGCGTTGAGCCGTCGAAATCGCATGCTTGTGGCAGCGCAGTCTGGCGTAATTTCAAAGTGAGGAAATAATGGCCGAAGTTTGGGCAATCGTTGACGAGAATGCGCGGCCGTTCTGCGGTTACACGGCACTTGATGGATTCGAGGACAACTCGACAGCCAATGTTCCGACGGAGCCGCAGGAGAACGGGGCGTTATACGCTTATGACAAGGTGCCTCAGCCGTCCGAGTGTTCAGTCAGCCTCCTTTTCTCTGGCGACTATCAGGCACAGCAGGAAGCCGTTTCCAGGCTCGAGTCCTACCGGTGCGGTGTGCAGCTCTTTCGCATCCTAACGCCCTCTAAGGTGTATAGCCGCATGGCTGTCGTGTCGTACGGCTATACACGCTCGGCAACGAACGGAGCTAACGCGCTTGAAATCCATGTTGATTTCCGAGAGGTGCAATCGGCAAAGGTCGGCGGGGCGTCTGTTGCGTGGGCACCCAAGAGCGCCAATGCAGCGAACAAGGTGCAGACGGGGCAGGCGCAAGGGGGCCTCGTTGCCGATCTCTTTTCGGGAGGAAGATGATGATACGCATACCACTGCAGACGCTTCCTAATCAGGAGTTTTCCATCGTCCTTGATGGGCAAAACTGCGTTATAAATCTGCGGCAGATGGGCGGCTTTTTGTATCTCACGCTAACGGCTGATGAGGTCAAGATTTGCGACAGCCACGTGTGCCGCACGATGTCGCCTATCCCCGTGTGGAATACGCCTGATTTCGCAGGCAGGCTTTTCTTTCTTGACAGCGGTGGAAAATCCGCATCGCCTCAATACGATGCACTGGGCGACCGCTTTACGCTCAACTACGCGACGGAAGAAGAATGGCGAGCACTTACAGCTTAAAGGACATCCGAGTAACAATCACTCTTGACAAGAGCGGTGTGAACAACCAGCACACCTTCCAAGGCTTTGCCACGAATGTAGCAATCTCAAAGACGGGGGGTGTGGATTTCGCGACGGCGCAGGTTGAGATTTACGGCCTGTCGCTCGACACCATGGGGCAATTGACGACACTCGCCTTCAAGCCTCTCGGTCGTAGGTGGAATGCGATAGAGATCGCGGCCGGTGAGCAGGGGCAGGAGTTGCCTGTGATTTTTCGCGGGTGCGTCACGGTTGCATACGCCGATCTCAACGGTTCGAGCCCCGTGCTCAAGATAGAAGCGCAGGTTGGCGCATACCCGCTCCTCGAGCCCGCGTCGACTGTGAGCGTGCAGGGGTCTCAGGACGTCGGGGACTTTATCAAGTCTCAGAGTGCGCAGGCGGGGTTCGAGTATCAAAACGACGGTGTGCAGGCAACGGTTTCTGACATGACGGTCTACGGAGACCCGATCACAAAGATGAAAACGGTTGCGAATGCCGCAGGCGCGGACATCATCTTTGATGACGACAAGACGATCGTTGTGCCGAAGGACGGCGTAAGGCGTGCAGAAGGCGGCGTGCCCGTTGTCTCTGCTGACACAGGGATGATTGGGTATCCGACGTTTACGAACGCGGGCATCCAGTGCAGGACGTTTTTCCGTCCAGAGCTACGAGTGGCGGCGGCGGTGAGCGTGCAGACGATCGTCCCTCATGCTTCTGGCGTATGGAAGATCACTCAGCTTCAACATTCTTTGAGCGCGCACAACCCTGGGGCGAGTTCTTGGGAAACGTCCTTTGATGGCATGTGGTTAGGAGAATGAAATGTCAGAGTACGCACAGCCGCAGAACGCGTTTACATCGGGCTCACAAATCAACGTCCTGGATTTTCTGATTCGCTCGGTCATCAAGGGCATGGTCAATACCGCGATTCCCGTGCGAGTGGACACGATCACGCGTCCCGGTGATGGCGCGGGCGCTGGATACCTGAGCGCGACGCCGCTAGTCAAGATGCGAAGTGCGTCCGGCAAGGCGCTCGAGCCTGTCTCAATTCCTAAGCTCAGATGGTTTCGCCTTCAGCACGGCACGGCCGCACTGATTTGTGATCCGAAGCCCGGGGATGTTGGTTTGGCTGTCTTCGCACAGCAAGACGTGTCGACGCTTACGGGCGGAAACGAAGCTGTTCAACCGGGTAGCTTCCGATGCTACGACATGAGCGACGGGTTCTACTTGGGCGGTTTCTGGGGGCAGACTCCGACAACTTTCGTCAGGGTCGAAGACACTGGGGACATAACAATTACGGCACCGAAAACCGTGACGATCAATACGAACGTGGAGACGATCAACGCGAAATCATCGTGCACCGTCAACACGGCTACGGCGACGATCAATGCGAGCTCCAATTGCAAGATCGACACCCCCGAGACCCACATCACGGGCACGCTGAAGGTTGATGGAAAAATCACAGGCTCGGGTGGTCTTGCGGTATCGGGCGGCGGCGGGGCTACGGTTTCGGGTGATGTTGTGGCAGACGGGATCAGTCTGAAGGGGCATGTTCACACCTGCCCTGACGGCACAACCAGCGCGCCGAAGTAACCTAAACAATTTTTTTTAAAGGTTCGCATGTGACGCATACAGCCTACACAGCAGAGCTTTCGTCAGGGTGGGATTTACAGCTTGACGGAAACGGGAATGTCGCGATGGTTCGCGGAACTCCTGCAATCGTTCAAAACGTCTGCAATGAGGGGCGGCTTTTCTACCACGACGCCGTCTTTCGGTGGGATCAAGGGATCAAGTGGTTTTCGGACCAAATCGCTCAGCCGATACAGGAAGCCATTACAACGGAAGATTTGCGTTCGGCGGCATTGAGCGTGCCAGGCGTGCTTACGGTTGAGTCGGTTCAACTAAAAGCGCTTGATACAACGACACGTGTTTTGAGCGCTGAGGTACAGGTAACAACAGAGGGCGGCAGTTATGGCACAGCTAGAATTTAACGCGGATACTGGGGTGGTCGTCCCGACTGTTAAGGAGGTGCGAGACGACGTCGCCTCTGGCTTTCAGGAGGCCTTTAAAGTCAGTGACTCCGACCCGCTCCTAAACGTGGATTCGGCATCGCCCATGGGGCAGGTCGTGGACTTGGTGACGACTGAAGTTGCGGCTAAAAATCGTGAGGTGGCTTTCCTCGCGAACCAGCTCAATCCGAAGACCGCAACGGGTGTTTTCCTCGATGCCCTAGCCGCGCTCTATGGGCTCACTCGCAAGATTTCGGAGCCGACGGTCGTCGTCTGTACGTGTACGGGGTTGAAAGGCACTGTCATCCCCTACGGCGCGATTGTGCAGGATACGCAGGGCAATCAGCTCCGACACGCAGTGGCCGGCGGGGTGATGATTCCGGATTCTGGCAGCGTCGACACTCAGTTTTCCTGCGTGGAGCACGGTGCCATTGAGATCGGCGCAAAGACCGTGACGCAGATCGTGACGGTCATTGCGGGGTGGGATTCGGTGACGAACGCCGCTTCGGGGAACACCGGGCGAGACGAGGAGCCGGACGGCGAGCTACTCAATCGCATGAAGCAGAGCTATGCGATCAATGCGAACGGGACGGTTGAGAACATGCAGTCCAATTTGTCCGCACTTGAAGGCGTTCTCGACTGTGTGGTCTTGGAAAACTATACGAACGAAACCCAAACTCAGTACGGGATATCGATCAAGGGCCACAGCGTGGCGGTCTGCATTGTCGGCGGGGATGATGACGATATTGCCCGCACGATCTTTGAGCGCAAGAGCGCGGGGTGCGGGACGGTGGGCGACACTCAGGTTACGTTCATTGACACCGAGCATTTCAACGCGTCTTATGTCTATAACATCGTCCGGCCGACGGCGGTGGACTTTACTGTCAAGGTGACGTTCTTCAGCGGCGACATGGACGCCACGACGCAGGCAAACGTTAAATCGGCGATCATCTCTGACTTCCTTGGGGAGCTCAAAAACGCCCGAGTGAAGCTCGCTACGACGGTTTACGCAAGCCGATTCTATAAGTGCATTCAGGACGTGACGGATGCCCCAATCAAAGAAATCGTCATCGGCATCTCTGGGGGCTCACAGTCCTCTAGCGTTGACGTGCCTGCGAACAAAAGCCCGACGTTGTCGGAAAAGTCAATCACGCTTGCTTTCGGGGGCTGATGATGGCAGAAACACAGACGTGGGAGGACATCCTGAGCGTTGACTGCGTTCAGAACATGGCCGACTTTGCCGACATGTCGACGGACGCGATTCAGTCCCAGTACTCGCACGCGACGCGCATCCGGCAGAGTGCATCGATGCTCAGGGACAAGATCGATGCTACAGAGTTACTCGAAAGCCTCCAGCAAACGATTGCTGACATGCGAACGGCTAAGGGGGTGTACCTTGACTGGTGGGGCACGCGCGTAGGCGTCAGCCGCTTACTGAAAGTCGGCTCGGATTTCACGCGGTTTGATGACGACTACTACCGATTCCTGTTGTTTTATCGTGCGAGGTGCAATCTTTCGAACGCAACTGCCGCAACGATGAACAACATGCTCAGTCAGTTGACGGATACCAAGGTGTTTGTGGTTGATTACCAAAATATGACTATCAATTCGATTGTCATCATTGGGAGCATTAGTGAATTGCAGGCTCAAATCCTTGAGGTGTATGGGCTTTTGAACCGTCCATCGGGCGTGCTGACGAATTTTTTGATCATTTACCCAGACGAGCAGATTTTTGGGTTTGAGGGAAGCGGCTTGCTTCCCTTTGACCAAGGCGTGTTCAATCCTGGGCGAACGATTGGCACATGAGCCAATTCCAAAAGAAACGAAACCCCACAGGGCTGCAACCTTGTGGGGTTTTTTAGTCCCTCAAGAACAAAAGGAGAAGGGAACTATGCGAAAGATTATAACCGCGATCACTACGGCGGTGGTCATCAACAAGATGGTGAGTTTTATGACGAAGAATGAACCAGGCGTCGAATTAAATATTGGGTTTCGGATTTTCCGTATTGCCGTGTGGATAACCGCTACAACAGGATGTTTGGCATTGATGGCGTGGTTGGTCGCGTTTGCGTGGGCTGAGATTAGAAGTCTTATTTAGGATGGAAAAGATGAGCAAATATCCTCAAACTTTACTTTCGTGCCCCATTGCCCAAGACGGTGACAGGAGCGCAGTTCCGGTGACGGCGCTTGAGGCAGGAACAGGTAGGCTATCGCAGGAAGAGGGGTGGGGCAAATGGAACTCCTTGCCGATCGGTGAGGGCGGCATTCCTCCAAAGCGAGACGACTTCAATTCGGTTCTCTACTTGCTTTCGTCGTTCCTTGTTTGGTACCAGCAGGGCGGCATAATGCAATACTCGGCGTCGCTTCAATACGAGCCTGGAAACGAGGTATTCAGCAACGGCGTCAAGTATCGATGCTTAATCGCGAATGGGGTAGGCACGGACAAGGGAGTGGTGGCACCGGCCGCTGACATGACGGTTTGGAGTAATCAGGATTTGCCTAGCGTCCTTGCGGGGCAGGTTACGCCTTTCTACAACTGTAAGCTGGGCGGGTCGGACGGAAGAAGGCTCATCCCGTGGGGGAGTACCGATGCGTATGAGGCTTATGTCATCTGCGACGGCGGCAGCGACGGCAGGGGCGGGAACGTCCCGAACCTGATGGACAAATTTCTTTTACCGAGCACGGTCGCTCAGGCCGGGCAGACGGGAGGAAGCCTCAACCTCTCGATCCCGGGCGTGACCGTCAATGGCACGGTGGGGGAGACGGTTCTTACGGTCGACCAGATCCCGTCGCACTCGCACACCGGGTCTACATCGACTGCGGGCGCGCATACGCACACTCGCGGCACGATGGAGATTACAGGCGCGATTCCCGTGGACGATCACAAGATCAGCTATGTCGAGGGGGCCTTTTATCAAAACGGGAACTATTCCAACTGCGACAACCGAGACTCCGAAAACGGCTCTCCGCGCGCGTCCTTTGCGGCTTCGAGAACGTGGTCCGGGGAAACGTCGTCCGCCGGCTCGCACTCGCACACGATGAATCTAAACTCGACCGGTGGCGGGCAGGGGCATACGCACACAATCACAAGCTCATCCGAAGCGCAGACGCTCACGCTAGACCGTCCGCCCTTCTATCGTCTTGCTTATTTTGTCAAACTGCCGGAGTAACAAGGCATGGCATCAAAAGAATTTCATTTCCATTACGTCAAAACGCCCACGGGTTCGATCAGTGGTCAGTCTGTTTTGACGCAGACAGAGGACGCGATCAATGATCTCGGCGACTATATGTTCGAGGCTACGGGCGACGCGACCGAGGCGCTGAATAAGGCTACTGAAGCGCTCAACACGGCGAATACCGCTCAGCAAAATGCGGCCGAGGCGCTCTCTACTGCGAATTCTGCGCTTGGTAGCGTCAATACCTTAACCATCACCGTCAATTCGTGGGATGGGCGCATCAAAAAGGCTGAGAACAACGCGGCTAATGCCGTCACTGCGGCGACTGAGGCATCTAATAATGCCTCTCAGGCTGTCACAACGGCCAATTCTGCGCTCAATACGGCTCAGCAGGCCGTCACGACGGCCAATGCCGCGAAGACGACGGCTCAGAATGCAAGCGCTGCGGCTACTCAGGCCGTGGGCACGGCCGACGCGGCGAATGCGACGGCGGAAGAGGCGAAGAAGATTGCTCAGCAAGCCGTTACCGACACTGACGGCATTCGCGATGAAATCAACCAAAGCATGGTCTTGATTACCCAGAAGGTAAACGAGGCTACGACTCAGGCGCAAAATTCCGCGTCCTCCGCCGCCCAATCACAGGCCAATAGTGACCTTTCTAAGCGGTGGGCAACATGGACGACGGGCGTAGAGACCGAAGACGGCACGGACTACACGGTCGCCGATGACGGCTATTCGTCCAAGCGGAATGCTCAGCTCGCTCAGGCGTGGGCGGTGAAGACTGACGGCAAGGTGACGGAAAACAACCTGGCCGATGGAACTGAGATCGATTATTCGTCGAAGTACTACGCTCAGCAGGCGAAGGCTAGTGCTGACACGGCTGATGCCTCTGAAGCCTCTGCGCTCTCTTCGAAGAACGCGGCGGCATCCAGTGCGTCGGCCGCGAAGACTAGTGAGACGAATGCCGCATCGTCGAGTTCGGCCGCCGCGTCTAGCGCTACCTCAGCCGCTAACGCGCAGAAGGCCGCAGAAGTCGCGCGCGATCTCGCTCAGCAATATGCGTCGCAGAATGCGCATGCTGTCGTTTATGACGCTCAGACGCTCACGACAACCCAGCAGGCGCAGGCGCGAAAGAACATTGGGGCGATTTCGGCGGCCGAGGCACCCGCACCCAACCTGACACCGTACCTCACGAAGGCCGACGCCGCCTCTACGTACTTGGGCATTAACGCCAAGGCGGCCAGCGCGGCAAAGGCCGACTCTGCTACTACGGCGGACTCGGCGAGTGCAGTGCCTTGGACCGGTGTCAGCGGGAAACCTCAGCTCATCCCCGGCACTGGTGACGCGGGAACGATCACGACGACTGAGACCGTCGTCGCGGCAACCACCGTGTCAGACACATCAGCGCGATCTATGAGCCTTGCCAGTGGCGGCACGCTCACGGTCAACAATGGATCCGCCAACAAGGCATGGATCACCGTCGTGGCGCTTGCGGGAACTGCCACGATCACTCTTGGCAGCTCTTGGTCGTGGAGCGGTTCTGCTCCTACGCTTGCCAAGGGGCTCGTGACGCTTGCATGGTACGGGACTTTTGGCGTTGCCACTTTCACAAAATTTGGGAGCTGATTGAATGATTAAGACATGGACGTACAACGGCGTTGCCTACCACTCTGAATGGCAGGTGCGTCAAGAAGTTTTCAAGAAGGATCACGTGTCCTTCGGAGAAGCACCAGACGAAGGCAAGGTCGAGTTCTGGGCGCAGTATGGCGTGACCTACTCTGAAAGAGAGCTGACGCCTGAAGAACAGGAAGCACAGAATCTTGCCATTGCCAAGCGTGAACGTGCAGCCAAGGTGGCAGCGATCAAGGTGGAAGTCGACGGCATGACCTTCGACGGCGATGAGTCCGCGCAGTCTCGTATGGCGCGAGCGATCACAGCGGCTGAGACGGCAGGACTTGAGTCGACCGTCTGGGTGCTCGCTGACAACTCTGTCGCGACTGTGACGAAGGCTCAACTCCAGCAGGCACTCTCCAAGGCGATGCTCGCCATGGCTAATGTGTGGACTGAGCCGTATGTGGGGGCTAGGGCATGAAACATCCTGACGGATTCCAAGTGATGGTAGCTATTGATCAATTGGTCAACACGCTTCTCGGCGGTTGGGCTGACGAGACGCTGAGCGCAAGGGCTTGGCGTCACAAGCTCGATGGGTCGAGGTCATGGCCCGCATGGATCATCGACCACTTGTTCTTTTGGCAAAAGGATCACTGCAAGACCGCATGGGAGAGTGAGCTAAATCGAGCTCACCTGCCGCCGTCTTTGAGAGGAGAAAAGGAATGCTGAAGAAAGGTAGTCTATTGTCCAAAGGGGAGCAAAGAAATTTTATATACCTTACTATAGGGAATCCGTCTGGATATACTATCTATGGGTATAGTAACGACCCTTCTCATATAGATCGTAAGACTGGGGCTATAGATAGGATTCCTTATTGGGAGTGGGAAGGAGCTGATGGCATTTTTAGGAAATGGTACTTAGCTGAGTTTTATGCTAATGACGGCAATAATTATTGCTATATGACTCTTCGATATGATAACCCGCCTGAAAGAGGTATGAACGCCAAAAATAACTTAGAAATTATTGCTAGTGTTTCGTTGGTTGAAGGGGAGATGCTTTCCTACCATTATTACAACTATTACTATGATAGTAGCCGCATAGATTACAGCAGCCCTACACGCGTTACAGTCCCTGCTATGAAAAAAGCACTAGGTAGCACAGTTAAGGTAACATTTACCCCCCCCTACCGGATATCTATAAGAAAGTCAAGCAGGTATTTACCCGCTCTCGAAAGGAGGGCGTGGTAAATGCTGGGGAAGGAAATGCTTATCGTGTCGGATACACAAGAAAAGGTAAATATCACCAACGACACGGATTACACTGCACGGGTGACCCACGCTGGAAATTTTCTCTCGACTATACCAGCTGGCAAGATAGGAAAGGTCAGCGTACCTATAGGGGTTGTGGTATCTCTATCTTTCCCCGATTGGGATGGAAGCTTACCAGTGCCTGTCATCATGAGCACATCGAAAAATATATTACTCATTGGCTCTACAGGTTTCCAAGTAAAGCACCCAATGGCGGGCTCATACGTAGATATCTCCTCAATTTGGGGGTAACTTCACAACTGGAGGTGCCCTATGCTGCATAAGGCTCTCCTTTCTTCTCCTAAAGAGTTCCGCATCTCCATCGGAACTCAGACGTACTGCACTGCCAGTGTGAACAAGTCAAGCGCGATGCCTGGTGATCTCGTGACTGTTACCGTCCGCGCGAACACTGGCTATGGCAACGTAAAGGTAGGCGTTTCTCCGAGTGTTGAAGTGACGAAGGTCAGTGAGACCACGTTCACGTTTGTCATGCCTTTCACTGATGTGGCCGTGAACGCGTCTGCCAGTGCGCTGGACTTCCGCATCAACGTGTCGAAGACTGGCCAAGGCACTGTCACGGTCAAGTCACTGGCGAAGTACGGTGAGACGGTGACGGTTACCGTCGCAGCTGGGGAAGACTATGTATTTGACACTATCTCGTCAAACGATGTCAGTCTTTCCGGAAGCGGGAATAGCAGGTCATTTGTCATGCCGGCGAAAGACGTTACCATTTCCGTTGCGTTTAATTTTATTTATCCTGGTTATACGCCTTGCCACATTACGATTGGTAGTAACAAAAGTTTTATTAAACTATATGGGTATAAAAATGGGACATTTGGGGACTTAGAACCAAAAATTTGCAATAACCTATACGTTACTTCCCTTCCTGATCTTAGTAACGCCTTCGATAGACCAATGTATCTTAACGGCATTTATTACGACAACAACACGGATAAGAGTATGGCGCTTTCCAATTTCTCCGCTCTTGAAGGCCAGACCTTAAAATGCTACGTTAAATCCAGCTAGAAAAAAGCCCTGCTCACCATAAGGAGAGATAGCCACGCTTTGGAGGGAGTGGAAGAGCCTAGATGGCAAAACAGTCGACGCCTATTTGTCACCTGCGTAGGTGAAGACCTTTTTAGGGAAGCGCCGCCAAACCACCCCGCCGGCCTTTCGGTCGACGGGGCTTTTTCTATGAGGGGCGGGTTTTTTCTTTTCTTTGAGCTTCGCGTCCATATACCAATATCGACTCCCCTGAGGATATCCCTCGGGGGATTTTTTTATGCGCGTGTGCTTGAGGTCTCGTCAGAGACTCAAGGCATGCGGGAGGTTACATGCCATACAGAGATTTGAGTGACGGGCAGATTCTGTCCGCTGCAACTGGTTTTGCGGCGATCTGCGGCTGGCTTTCGTACCTGCTGAAGGTACAGGAAGGAAAGGCTTTCACATGGCGAGAGTTTTTGCTCCATGGAGCGATCAGTGCTGTATGTGGGCTGATCAGCTACGAGGTGCTTTTTTACGAAGGGTTCCCGCCGCAGCTGTGTGGGGCCCTGAGCGGCATGGCTGGGTGGGGTGGAACAAGGTTGATACGTCTACTCGAAGTCGTTCTGCAGAAGCGCCTTGGCTTGGATAAGGAGGATTTGAAATGAAGAACTTTGGCGAATACGCGCCCGAGTCCGCAATGGACTTCATCGAGGCGTGGGAGGGCTGTCGCCTGACTGCGTACAAGTGTCCTGCCGGTATCTGGACGATTGGCGTCGGCCACACTGGCCCCGACGTGCATGAGGGCGACGAGATCACCTACGCGCAGAGCCGTGAGCTCCTGCGCAAGGATATCGAGGCCGTGGTCAAGGCCCTTGCGCCGTTCGTGAATGTGCACGTGACTGAGGGCCAGTACGTCGCGCTCGTTAGCCTTGCGTTCAACGTGGGCGCGTCCTACGTCGTGCACAACTGCCCGAGGCTCATGAGGGCCCTCAATGCAGGCGACGTCGAGCAGGCCGCGCATCAGTTCCTCGACATCACGAAGGCGGGCGGCAAGGAGCTTCCGGGGCTCGTCCGCCGCCGCAAGTCCGAAGCGAAGCTTTTCCTTGGGGAGGACTGAGATGGTCTACTTGCGTTGGCTTCTTTCGATGCCTCTGAGCTACCTGATGCTTCTCGTCGGCTTGATCCTCGCGCCCGTTCTTCCGTTCTTCGTGGACAAGGAAACGCACCGTCTGCCGAAATGGCTCGATTGGTTCGCCACTGACGACAACGACGCAGACGGCGACGAGGGCCACTGGCAACGATGGCCGGGGACGGATGCCTGGGCGACGTACAAACGTCGAGTCGCGTGGATGTGGCGCAATACATGCTACGGCTTCGACATCAATGTGCTCGGGGTCGAGGTGCGCTCGAGCGACTCGTGGGAGGTGACTGGCGATGAGAATGCCTCCGACACGAACGGCGTGTCAGGCACGTGCCGCAGGCGTTGCCGCCGCGATGGGAAGCTCATCGCGTTCCAGCTGTACTACATCAAGCACTACAGGTTGCTCGGCAGGCCGTGCTGTGTGCGGATCAACGTGGGTTGGAAGCTGTGGGGATCCCGAGACAAGAAGGCACAGTACGTCGGTATTTACCTGAATCCCGTGAAGGGATGGAAGCTGTGAGCTAGACGCCACAGAAATGAAAAGCCGCTCAGGGGCGGAATCCTGAACGGCTCGTAAGACCCAAAACGCGAAAGGTGTCTATGGGAGATATTTTACCAAATTTGATAGCCGCACTGCGGCTTGGAGAGCTGATGATGGAAGAGGAACTGACGTGGCAGGCTGTCGGGATGTACGTCGTTTTCTTGGCGCTCGGGGGCGTAGCGATTGCGTGGGGAATGGCGAAGGCAGTCAAGGCGTGGCGTGACGCGTTGAAATGATGAGGAAACGAGATGGCTTCTTGGATGAAGGCGGCGGGTTCTGTAGCCGCAGTCGTCGGGATCTTCGTCGCGGGCTACCAGTATGCCGCCGCGCTGTACGGCGAAGACATTGCCGCCTTGCGCGAGGACTACGCTACCCGCGCGCAGTCGCTCGAGATCAAGTACAGGGAGAAGGAGAGAACCTATGCACAGAGTCTTGTTGATGCGTGGGAAGCCAGGGACAAGGCGCTTGCTCGCGCCGATGATCTTGGCGCTGATCTTGACCGGGTGCGCAAGCAAGCAGCCGACGCTCGCAGTCGATTGTCCGCATCCGCCGGTGGTACCTGCGACGCTGAAAGAAAGCAGCTTGCCCGCTGCGCAGACTTACTCGAAAGAGGCACGGAGTTGGTTCGAAGAGGTGTCGAACTATCTGAGCGCACTGCGATAGACAAAGACGCTATTGCGATGATTGTGAGCCGGTGAAGTGCTAAACTCCCTGCAACAACACCGCGCAAGCCTAGCCCTTTGGGATGCTCACTCCGCGCGGTTTCCTATACGGGCTACGATAGTACCTGCGCTCGATCATGAGGAGCGCCGAGAAATCCTGTCCGTCAATAACCCCTGCCTAAAGGCAGAGGCTTGAAAGAGCCTTTATTGACTAGCCTCAGCGCCCCTCTTTCGAGAGGCGCTACGTTGGTTGGGAATGTATAGGCACCGTGGGATGTACATCCTAGTTCCACGCTCTGCGGCCTGTGATTAAAAGCTCTGAGAGGTAGGAGCGGTGTTGCAGGCACCAAACCCCTTCCAACATTGGCGAAGGATGTCAACAGGCCTTCGGGCCGTGTAAGCGGAACCTGCGGGTATCCGCAAAGGAGATACTTTGAAAGTATTTGTTTTGAACATGCGCGGTCAGCCCTTGATGCCGTGCTCGCCTGCAAAGGCGAGGCATCTGCTCAAGGCTGGAAAAGCCGTGGTGAAGCGTCGAACGCCATTCACGATTCAACTTCGAATCGCCACCGGTGAAACGAAGCAGAACGTGACGCTGGGCGTTGATGCAGGCGCAAAGCATGTCGGCCTTTCCGCTACGACGGAAAAGGAAGAGGTCTTTGCGTCCGAAGTCGAACTTCGACAGGACATCACGGGGCTTCTAGCTGCTCGGCTCTCACTGCGTCGTGATCGACGTCATCGCAAGACGCGCTACCGTGCGCCGCGCTTTTTGAACCGTGTCCGATCGAAACACAAGGGATGGCTTGCACCGTCCGTTGAAAACCGCATTCAGGCGCACATGTCGCGCATCGATGCGGTCTGCAGACTGCTTCCCGTCACCA